GGCCTTGGTACTGATACTGCTGGTGTAATTACCGTCAATCATCACTGCGGTACCTGTTGTTGTGGCGCTGGTCAAGTTTTGTATGTATGGGCTGACGAATACGTTTTGGCTGCTGGTACTGGAACTATAGCTAAATCCATTGGCTGTGTAATCCCTGATGGTTATGCCCCAGACATAACATCCATTGGTCACATAGAATAAATCTGCGTTGGGTGTTTGTGGAATTACTGAGACGTTACGTAGATTGTCGCCCATCAATGCTACTTTGGCTGGGATGGTTACTGGATTGTCTTCGGTATATGATCCAGGTGCAACGTTTACGCTGACGCCAGTGGCTGAGGTAATGGCCCCAGCCGCTGCCAGTGCTGCCTTGATGGTCAGGAAAGGTGCGTTGATTGTGCCATTGTTGCTATCGCTGCCGTTTTTAGCCACATACAATTGGTTCTGGCTGGCAGTGATATTAGATCCGGGTGCTAAGTTGCCGTAAATGTTACCAGTTACTGACAGGTTGGCAGCAATGCTGACGTTGCCTGTTATATTGGCAGTGGAACTGACTGCCAATGTACCAGTGGAAGTTACGGTTATGGTCACATTGGAAGCAGAAATATTTCCACCGTATACTGGCAAATATTGCGCTACTTGCGTATTCCCGTATGTGGGAGCCAATGCACTAACACCATTGCTCCAGAACAGATTATTGGTTAATATAATGTTGGCTGTGGTGATATTACCACCGAAAGTCACACCAGTGTTGCCTGTGATGGTATTACCGTTGATAACGACATTACCAATGGTTAGTCCATCGCTCCAGCTGGTTACACCCTTGGGGCCAACATAGCGAGCACCACTGATAAAAATACTTTTACCAACTACACCAGTTGCTATAGCTGTGGGTAAATTGGTACCAATGAAGTTCAGAATACCTGCTTGATAATCGAAGAACCATTGGTCATCGTTTACACCTGCTGCCTGTAACGATGTACCAGTGGTCTGAGGAGTGGTACTACCAGTGTTATCAATATAGACTTTTACAAAATATGTACTGCCAAATTCTTGTGAAATCCAATCAGTTGATCCAGTGCTCCAGGTACGGTTATCCGTAACTGCCAATTCGGTACATTCCACAGTGGCACTATAACTACCGCCACCATCTTTGTAGACCTGAACAATACTGGAAGTTGCTGCAGGAATACTGGCAGGTATGCTACCGGACAATTGCCATAGTACGTCGCCACGAATTAGTAATGGGCTGGGATTGGTTTCGTTGTATGCTTCCTTAGGCGGATTGGTGTCCGTCTTGGCCACTGCCCAAGCGATTTTTTTATAAAGGAGGTCAACTTTTTGACTGTCTGAAATAGCCATTATGCCGATCCTATCCAAATATTACTTATAAAATCATTGGGACCTAACACTACGTTAAGTAAACATTGATGTATGGCGCTGTTGCTCAAATCTGCTGATCCTAAAGTTAAAGTATACGCTACATTACTGACAAAAGTGCTGGTTGGTACCGTCGTTCCCACTGCACAGCCAGGGTTACCATTACCACCGGCTGCTACGTTATCACCAGGATAACCTGCACCACCGTATGCCACATTGGCATTCATCCAACCATTTAGCGTACTGGCGGTGTCTGTCAATTTGGTTCCAGGTGCTGCCACATATAGTCCAGCAAGTCGTCCAGTAAATATGAACTTAAAGTTCTGCATGATGGGACGCTGAAACGCAATTTTAAAGTTTTGTGTGGTTGTTCGTCCACCAGATACTGCTAAATTTGGACCAGGTGGCAAGTAGCCAGCACTGTAGTTAGTCGTATTTACTTTTAAATTACCCCAGCGTAAAATAGCTTCGCTGGTATTAGCCACAGTTTGTGACCCAGTCCAGGTGTTGGCTGTGTAATAGTTAGTACTGGTATTGGCATATACAGGAGTGGTAATATTGCTGCTGTACAATGTCACACGTTTGGCCACTGTGCTGTTGGCTGTACCAGCCAGACATCCGATGCTGGTCTCATCAAATCCTGAATACGTACTGCTGTAGACATTGATCAATGCTGGCAATGATACCGCTGTACTTGCTCCGTTGACACTGGTCAATGTAGCACTTACGTTGCCCACTGCGGCTGCTGTTCCGTTTACACTCAGATATATATTACCAAATGTATAGCTGTTAGTGATGGTATTACCAGTATTGGCCTTGGGTGTACCGCTGAATAGATATGTGGTTGAGCCATCTAACTGTGCGTAAGTTTTTGTCTGCGTTGTGGCAATAGTACCAGTTGTACTTTCTGCCAGAGTGGCATTGGCCGCAATGCTAAATGGTGTTGAACTGGTATAAGTCTGGCCAATCCAATTGTATGCTTGCAGCCCTTGTATGACAACGTTTCCACCTGCTTGATAGTAAGGAACACCAGATATATAACGTATAGTGGTCGCTGCCACATTGGACATGGTAACACCACTGGTTACCAAAGTTGGTACACTGGTTACGTCGTCTTTGACAAATCCAATATTATTGGTTTTTCCGGCCGCGCTGTGATTTAGATTGACATCGTTATAGCCCAGACCAAATCCGATTAGAGCTTTGCTGGAATGTGCGCTGAATACTTTATAGAATCCACTGGGATACGTTGCTGCTATTGCACTATGGGCATCTGCATCAGCAGAAACTACCAAGCTGGTATATGTACCTGTTGCATTGGTACCAGTACTAAATGATGTATTACCATCACCTGTACCGTTGACCACTGCGGTCAAAGTACCAGAAACAGAGCTGTTGGCCTGTGTAATTGTGCTGGTTACGATTGGTGTAGTACTGGTATATCGTGTCACTGATGAGGCATTGGCAGCAATGTTACCGCTGGTGTTATCGCGGGCACCCGCTGCCAACAATGGGCCAGTGCCCTGGCTAGCACTACTCATGGTCAATGTCTTGGTGCTGAGATTACCAGGTGTTGCAGGGTTGCTGTTAATGGTGATGGTCAGTGATTTACTGTTGCTTTGCGCTAGAGTTCCTGGTGTACCGAATACAGTCAGATTGGCTGTTTTGCTACCAGTTGCAGTATACGCATGAGTAATATTGGCACCAGTTGTGGTACCAGCTGCGCCCTCACTAAGGTTGCCTGAGTCCGAACCATCACCCCAACCCCAGTTATACACAGTGGCGTGTTGAGCTGCCGTATCAAAAGTAAACAATGCACGATCATAGTTGTTATAATCAGTGAAAATATATCCACTACGTGCAGTATCGCCAGTTGCATCACTGACGATGTTGGCACGTGCCTGTATGTTACTACGCACACTGGGTTCAACAATGATACTAACATTGGTACTAGTAAATGGAGTCGAACTATGGCCGTTGTATAATTTCAATAGACTATAATAAGTCACTGTATTGCCAGCAATCTGTTGTGCTGTACTTATGGTGTATGTATGTGCGATGGTCTGACTGGTATCGCCAGATGATGCTGAACCAATGGCCACGTTGCTGTTGGCTGTACCGTCGCTCCACCAATATTGATATACCTGTTGAGCACCAAATGTTGCTGCTGATCCGGGACTGGTGGCTGTGGTGTTAGTATAACCCACTGTGCCACCACCGTTGGCTTCCCAGTTAATTACTCTAGAGACGTTGGCCGTAATACTGGGTGTATGTGTGCTGTAGACTTTTTCAGTTGTGGGTGCGCTGTTAACTGATACCACAGTTGGTCCAGCAGTACTGCTGTTGGCCTGGAGAATGATACTATACGTAGTATCACCGCCCGAATTGGTATATGTATGACGTTGTGTTCCTGCCACTGCCAAGTTACTAACAGTAGTGCCATCGCCCCAGAAAATGTTATAGCTGGTGGCATACTGACTGGTATCAGTCAATAGTATGGTGTTGCCAGAGTTTAGACTACTGACATTGGCTGTGAATGCAGGTATGGGATTGGGTGTATATAATGTGATATAGTTAGTGCGAGTGAAATCATCAACACTACCAATTGCACCCAATGCAGCATTACCGCCCCAGGTCCCACTGCTGTTGCTGGCACGGAAATAAACCGTAAATGTACCACCAAGAACGTTGCTGTATGTTTTTGTCACTGCTGAGCCACTGGTACTGGTCGTACCGTCACCAAAATCCCAATAATAAGTATTGGGGGTACCGCTGTATGTTCCAGTAAATCTCACTGTTTGTGGACTGGCACCAGCTACAATATTGGCTGTGAATTGTGCGTTACCAACAAATGTACCCTGGCCAATATTCAATGACATTTGATTCAAATTATCTATGGCATCAGTCACAGTGGTAGTTGATAACCAACCATCATATCCCACATTGGAGGTCAGATTACCATCAGTTGGTATTCCTATTGCTATAGCATTACCAATGATAGCACCTGTCAATGATGCTACAGTTACAAAACTTAAATTGCCCAATCCGTCAGTGACGACAATGTTGTTTGCAACGCCGCCAGTGACTACTAAATTACCAATACTACCCAGTCCAATTTTACCAGTATTGCTGGTTATGGTATTGCCTGATACTATGATATTGGCTAGCCGCACATTACCAGGGGCATCGATATCATACCCTGGATATAGATTATTGACACCCAGCCGACGATTAATTACATCAAATGTAATTAAATCAGTATCAATTGTTAAATTAGCACCCTGGCGATCCAGGTTGCTGTATAACATTGGGCCGGAAATTCGTCCTATTGCCATTGTCCGTCCTTAGGCAGCGTTGGTACTATTTAAGTTGTGTATAATGTTTATACGGTTAGGACTGGCAGGTAAACTGGGGGCAGGTGGTGCACTGGTAAACGTGATACCAGTACCACTGACTGTGTAGTTTGTGCCGGGTAACTGATAAACTCCACCTATTGTTACCACTATGTTGGTGGCATCTGATTCACTCTGGCTCATGGTAAACACTGTGGTTGTTCCGTCACCTACTAAATCATCCACAGTGATACTCACTGTACCAATTTTTGCAATCTGGTTCCAATTACCATTGTAATAAAATTCCACCTTGCTGTTGGTTGTGTTAAACCGAATGATGCCATCAACTGGTGCATCACTCAATGCTGATGTGACCACAGGCAATCGCACCCCCAGCACACCAGGGGCAATGTCTGGGTTCTTAAGAAGTTTTCCCATGGTTAAATCCCAAATGTGCTGACAGTGGCTGTTACTGAATTGGCCGCTGAACAATTGGCACGGAGACTGTCGCCATCAGATAAAATAAATTTTTCAGTGGATACAATATATGTATTTTGAGCTGTTATGGTCACATTGGCATATATTGCATTGTTGGCACTGGCAATGATGCCAGCTCCTGTCACCAGGTATACGTTGCAAGTTACTGTAGCACCAGTGGTGTTACATAAATGTAATGTAGTGATTGCATTTGACCCTGTACTAGCAAAAATGTTGGCGGCTGTACCATTGGTTAGACGAGTGTTTTGTATTGCCATTTTTAATCCTATCCGAAAATAATACTATATGAAATTGCTGCGTTCTTGGATATCAGTTCTTGTTGAACGTCACCGGAATTGTCTACGTATAGTCCTGTTTGTCCACTGCTCACTGCCCCCGAATATAATGTCACGCTGTTGGCTGTATCGAATATTGTTAACCCAGTGAGGTCGATATTACCTGTTGTGGCGATATTGCCAAAAGTACTGCCGTTGTTGGTCAGCTGCCATTTATCAAAACTTTCATTCCAGCGTAATTGCACATTGGCCGATGATCCGCGGTTGACTGATATCGCAGCATTCAAAACCGGTACCCCAGTGACATTACCATTTAATGTGATGATATTATCATTAACGATCAAGTCAGTACTGTTTATACTGGTGGTATTACCAGTGACCACTAGGTTACCATTGATGGTGACCAGAGTGGAATTTATGATGTAATCGCCTGATAGGTTCTTAACGGTAGAAGTTGTCATTGCACAAGCCCTGTTTTAGTATATTTATGCTGGCACAACCAGTTGTTTCTTGAAACAAAAAGCGGCCTCAGCCGCTTTTCGTTGTGTTGACAACAGTAAATTAAGCGTAAGCTACTTTTACGAATATGCTGTCAGGTTCTGCCAAGTGATAACGATATTCATTAGGGTTAAAACCACCAATTGTACCAGCTTGTGGATTGCCATTATTACCAAAATCACGAACATACTTGTTGGAAATACGGCTAGCATAAACAGTAGTATAGAAAGTACCACCAGCTACGTTGGCGAATGTCTGACTTGTATAACCCACTGTGACGTTACTTGTGGTGTTGACCGCAGTGATGGTAACTGTGCCAGTTGCGCCAGTGCCTAAAACCACTTGCCCCACTGCCAATGCCACTGGACCTGCAAATGTACCAGTTACAAAAGCACTGGTACTTGCGCCCGATGCCACATACGCATTGGCAGTCCCTGCTGTCAATGTTGCAGTGTCAACACGAATACTCATGGTGCTGGCTGCTGTTGGTGTAGCTAAATTAACCAGTGTGCATACCCCAGTATTTGTCCCATCAGTTACGCGAAATTTCTTGGAACCTTTCTGTGTGCTAATAGACCCAGCAGCTTCTGCATTACCACCAATTTTGACTCTGGGTGCAATTTGGTTACCAGTCTGACTGGTTAGGCCACCTGTACCACCAACGGGTGATCCGTTGACTAACTGTTGCATTGCATAACGATCATGAATCTGACCTGTTGCTGTTTCTGTGCGTGTAATTTTTAAACCTCTTGCCATTTTATTTCTCCTGTTAGCGTTCTAGGCTGCTCGGAGTGGCGACTCCGAGAATTCTTGTGAACATGATTATTTATCGAAAAAATTGACTTCCTGGGTGTTTACTGTATAATAAATACATGGCCTAATAGTTTTTAATGGTTAGAACAGGACACTCTAAATGTCAAGATTTGGGTTCAAATCCCAATTGGGCCACCACTTAAAGGAAATAAAATGCAATAGATTGAATATGCTTGTAAAGAATTAGTTTTTCACTTCAATAAAAAACACCTGGAAGATGCAACCATACCCATGTGGGTGGTAAAATGCAAAGGTGAATCATATTACGTACATCACGTATCTTGCAGTCTGCCTTGGAGCACCAAGGAAACACCAGACAATACCCGAACCAAAGGCAGTATTAAACTCAAAGAGTGTCTACTCACGATTGATGACGACAATTGTGCAGCCATCACAGCATTGACCGAATTTGATAAAATCCGACTGCATAACCGAGACCGTGGTATTACTCGTATTATATTTCGTGGATTTGAATTCGAAAGATACCTCAAAGAAGACGACATTAAACATAGCCCCTTCAAACGTATATCAGCCGGGTGCGGTAGTACCTGGACTGTGTGTGATATTCTACGTGCCGCCGATAGCACCGTAATTGGACTGAAGTATCCAGGACAGTTTCGTGTACTCAAAGAGAACGAAGATTATTATCGTGCATATGATGATAAGTCTGCATGGGACCGACTGGTGCAAGAATCTGATGATGTAATCTGGGGTAACGACGATGAGGAGGAAGAAGATTGAGTCAACAAAAAGCCCCTCACGGGGCTTTTAATTATTGCTGACTTACAAAATTATTAAGTTTTTCAGCTTCTGCAATAATAGTATCCGTACTAGGAAAATCTGGCATAATAGGGAATTTCAACGCCAATTGTTCCGGTGTGGGACCTGTCATCCCAACAAAGACTTCTCGTTTGGCCATAAATTCGTCCATAAGATTTTGTCGTTTTTGGAATACTGGATCATAGAGTGAATCCTTAGCCAGCTTTAAGAGTTCGAGACGAATCTCGTAAGGTGTTTTGCTCATAGTTTTCTCCTTGTGTGAATGTGTGTGTATTTAAAACACGAGCAAATATATTTAGCACAAGATCATACAGTCAACAAAAAACCCACCGAAGTGGGTTTTTGTTTAACGATCTACTTACGCAGAGATTACTGGAACGATAGGTTCGAAACAGCGATTTCTGAAACGTAGTCACCAGCGTTACCTAGTGACGATGCTGTGTTTGTCAACTCAACGTATCCGTAACGAGTCATAAAGCCCACGACTGGTTCGAATGTAGCTGGGTCAAGAACAACACCAGAACTCATTAGAGGAATATAAGGGCAATAGAACGCAGCAGCATCTGCTTCGCTCGAACCTTTGTATCCAACTAGAATAGCTTGGCTATCGCTAGCGTAGCTGTCAACGTAAATACGCATTGCACCGTTCAATGTACCAACAAACTTGGTGTTTGTAGGAGCTTCGAAAGTACCTTCTGTAGTACGTGCAAATGCTGAAGTTGTTGCTGACTGAAGAACTGTCAACGAAGCTGGAGAAACAACAGCCCAGTTACCAGCACCACGACGTGTACGCTGTGCAATCAGGTTTGCACTACGGTTGATCAGAACAGCTAGAGCAGCGTGTTCGTCACCAACGAAAGTAGCAGTACCAGATACAGCAGATTGGTCGTATGTGAAATCAGTTGCTGACAACGAACGTAGTGATCCCAGGATCTCTTGGTCGATTTCAACAGTGATTTCTTGCGCCAAAGCAGCCATAATTTCTGCTTCAACGTCTAGGCCGTGCATTGACTGTGCGTCTTGAGCGGCTTCGAAAGTCCAACGAGCTGACAACTTACGTGTCTTAGCTTCAACAACTTGCTTCAAGATCTGAACGTTGATACGGTTACCAGGTACGCCTTCTAGTGTGGCTGTGCTTGTGGCACGACCAGCTGAAGTACCTGAGTATGCTGTTGCAATCTTGAATGGTGATAGAGCTTCGTCACCAGATGTTGTACCAGTAGCACCACCTGTACCTGAAACGTTATCTGCATAACGAACACGTAGAGTATGGATCTGGGCAACAGGACCTGTCATGGGCTGCACACCAACGATTTCGTTAGCAATAACAGTTGGCATAACACGGCGGATAACTGGCAGAATTACACGGTTAAGTGTAGCAACGTTGCTTGTGCTGGTAGCACCTGCAGTTGCATTTTCAGCCAAATACTTGCGAGTGTTTTCTAAGATTACACTCATTGAAGTTCTTTTCGAACCTTGTAAGCCTTCTAGCAGAGCGTCTTTGGTTTCGCCCCAACGGCTTTCTAATAATGCTTGTGTCATTTAAATCTCCTATTTAGGGTTAAGTCACTTTAGCCCTGCTAAACGGCGTAGTTCGATAACATTATTGTCACGAACTTCGGCTTGTTTAACAGTTTTATCACCAGTTACTACTTGACGACTTTCAGCCAACATGACTGATTTCTCAGCTAGCGGTTTGACTGAACTATTGTTAAGTACGGCTGGTAAATATTTATCAAATGCAGCCTGCAACTTACTGGTCTGCACTGATTCGAGTAGTTCGCTCATTACAGCGGCCTTCTCTTTGTTTAGCGGTTTCAACAGTTTAGCCATACCATCACGGCGTTCTGCAGATTCCTTAATGATACGAATCTCTGTTTCTCTTGATTCAACTAACAGAGCTTTTTCTTCAGCAAGTTTCTTTGATTCAGCGATAACTTCTTGTTGCTTCATCATGATTGCTTGCATCTTGGCCAATTGCTTGTTCTCATTTAAGTGAGTGACGGCAAATTCACCAGCAAAAGCTTCAAACAGACGACGACCAAACATGTTCTCACGAGCAACTTGGATGTCTTCTTTCAGTTGAGTCAATTCCGACTCTAGCTTGTTAGCTACTGATTCTTTTACAAGAGCAGCACTACGTTGTACAAATGTCTGTTGTAGTTGGGCCAATTTTTGTTTGGCTTCAGCAACAAGTTTAACCTTTGTTTCAACAATTGCTTTCTTGTCTTGTTCAAACTCTTGAATTTCTTCAGCCAGGGCACGGATGACAAAACCTTCAAGTTTAGCAACGCTATTCTCGTAGTTTTTGCGATCTGCACGTAGTTCTCGGATTTCTTCGGCCAGTTTAGTGACCATGAAATCGTTAAACTTGCCAGCGCCTGCCATCATGCGTGAAGCAAATCTCGCACGATCTTCAGCTAGAGCTTGTTTTTCTGCTTGAAACTCTGTGAGTTCAGCAGTTAAGGATTCAGTAACCATTTTGTCTAGAGCTTCAACCATAATACTTTTGTCATGTTCGTAGCGTCCAGCGAATTCTTCACGTAGCTCAGCACGTAATTGCTCACGTGCTTCAGTTAGCTGGGTTTCCCAAGCTTCACTGATCGCTTGCTGTGTTGATTCGTTAATGATGCCACTGTCTAACAATGGTTTTAAACTTTCTAGCATTGTTTTTCTCCTAGTGGTACTTCTTTGATGAGGTACACCGACGCCTCAGATAAAGATTGATTGATGGGTGTGTTACTTAAAATCATTTTAATTTCAAGTCCTTGATCAGCGCAACAATACTGGTTTGTAAGTATTTTTGCACTTTTTTATCTTGTGCAGCATCTCGTGCCATTTCAAATAACTGAGCCCCACCTTGCATATTCATTAAACCTTCGTAGATGGCCTTGGGATACGCATTGGGTGCTGATGGTTGTGCTACTATGTCTACTGTAATGATTTCAAAATCACTAACATGACCACTGGATTCGCTGACCTGACCACTGCCACGGCTGCTGACACCTAATTTGACACCAGATGTCAACATGGCTTCAACAAGTTTGCCCATGGGGGTTGGTAGGACTTTCAATTTTCCAAATCCTGTAGGACCGTCCATCCACATTTTTGTAATCATATGGCTAACACGATCCAGATTAATTTTTAAATCATCAGGATGATCGACTTCACCGAGAACTGAATATCCTTCCTTCAGTTGCCCGTTGATCGCCGTAACGGCTCTCTCAATTTCTTGGACGGGGTACACACGCTGGTTGGCGTTCTTGACGCCACCTTGTATGAATACCCCTTCCATATAGAGATCCTTCCCCTTGCCGTCGGCAGAGTCTTCTGACAACACCTTGATACCGGCGTTGTCAAAAGTAAGATGCTCTTTAAGAATCAAAGCCATTTTGTTTCCTAATTATTTACGTGCTTGTACAATACTGTCTTTAGCAACAGGAACTGAACCGTCGGTTGTGCTGCCTTCAGCTGATTTAGCTTTGGCTTTAGTACCGTACCAGTCTTGAGCGCCTTTGTTGCCGCCTGGCTTGTTAACATTGCGTTTGGCAACATCAATTTCACCGCCTTGCTTCAATACACCACCTGTCTTGTTAGGAGGAGTACCTTTTGGATCAGATTCTGCTCCACCTTTAACGATATTAGCAGTTGTACCGCCCATGTCGTTCTTCATGTTGTCAGTGATGCTGGTCTTGTTAACAGTAACACTACCACCAGTACCAACTTCTGAACCTTCAGAAGCATCACCCTTGTACATGTCTTTGACTTTGTCCACGTATTCTTTCATAATCTCAGCTTGGCTACGGCTTTCCATTTTGCCTGATCCCGAACCTTTCTTAGCAAAAGGATTACCCGAACCTGACTTACCTGATCCGCTTGCACCACTACCAGCTTTACCTGATCCGCTTGCGCCGCTACCAGCTTTACCCGAACCTGACTTACCTGATCCGGCTGCTGCTTCCATCATGCCCATTTCTGGCTCTTCCTCAGCACCGTCCATGTCGTCCATGTCGCCCATGTCGTCACCGCCGAAATCATCACCAGCATCGTCGCCGTCCATGTCGCTGCCCATGTCGTCACCGCCCATGTCATCGCCACCACCTAGCAATTGTTCAAATTCTGCTTTCAAAGCATCTAGCTCGTCTTCTAGATCCATAACACGATCTTCAACGCTGCCTTCTTCGTCGCCCATGTCATCGCCGCCGAACTCGTCGTCGCCCATGTCATCGCCGCCGAAATCATCACCAGCCTCGTCGTCACCGTCGATACTGTCGTCGTCACCGCCTAGTTCAAACTCTTCACCTTCTTCGTCTTCTTCACCCAGACCCTGTTGATCTTGCTCAACACCGGACTGAATGTCGCTTACGAAACCTTGAGCTTGATTGCCGCCCAATTCTTCGTCCATTAGACTTTCATAGATGTCGCGGCTCTTGGCCACGACGATTTGGTGAAATAATTCACGTGCTGCTTTTTCGTTATCGTTGATGATGTATTCAATCAACTGTTCATATTTGTTCATAAGGAACTCCTGTTAAATGGCTTTGTAATGTATTTACAAATGTATGTAGTTTTTGGGGTTAAATGCGTGTTTTTTGAAGGTTTTTGAAGGATATGTAGATTTACACACCCAGACCACCCATGCCACCCATTGCACCAGCTTCCACTGGTGCTTTGTACTGGCCTTGGATTTGTTCGATGTTTTTTTCGTGTTCGAATTTACGTACATCAGATGCTTGTCTTAAACGGTTGAGGTGCGACAATGTCAATCGGGTTTTACGTAGATCGCTCAACTTCATCGTGGACTGATCGTCCTGCTCGGATTCGTACCCGGGCATGGATTCACGTGGGGATTCAAATAGGTTATTAATAAACATAAGTGTATTTACCCATTTTGTGAAATTATGCTACGCCAGGAGGACTTGCGGCTGGCGTACCTGCACCGCCAGCGGTTGCACCAGCAGCTGGGCCAGCAGCGCCAGGCATTTCGGCACCAGCAGCCATTTCGTCACCAGTGGGCATATCGCCTGCGGCTTCCAGATCATTTGCCAGTCCGCCCGGAGTGATACCCACGTTACGCAGGTTGGCCTGCCCTGGGCCAGTCACTTCTGCCTGTCCCTGTTCTTCACGCCATTGCATTTCGTTTTCAGTCAGCTCTTGCTCACTCATGCCCAGATAACGCTTCATCAAGAAACGTTTACTGAAGTAAGGCATGGGCTCTAACTGTGTGAATGTGGCAATTTTAGCTGAATCAATATCAGCTTGGCGATATTGTGCAAAGTTTTGCGGTTCATTAAACAACAGATCAAACAATTGACCGTCGATGTTAATGCCTCTCCATCGCAGGAACATTTTAAATTCTGTATCCAGCTTGTCCACGATCATGGATTGCAGACGCATACAGTACTGGTTAAAACGCCATTCCTGAATCAATGCTGTGCCCACACGACCATCACTAAAGCTCTGTGTACCATCATCTACGCCGGTGGGCAAGTAACTGCTGGGAATACGTAGTCCACGGAATAATTTGTTGGTAAAGAATTTTAAATCCGTGATCTCGCCCAGGTTTGTACCACCTTGCAGCGTGTCCACACTACTACCACGACCGTCAGCAGTTTGGGGGAAGAAATAGTCTTCGTTTGTTGACAGCGGATTATAAGTGGCATCCATCATATTGGTGCCGCCACCAGTCTGGGTGGGTATTCTTCTCTGACTGACTTCAGTCTTAATACGTTCCACAAAGGCCATGGCCATGTGAGGTGGCATGTTACCCACATCAATCTTGAAGATTCTGCGCTCAGGCGCACGTTGTATACGATATATAATGATGGCGTCTTCCAGCAGTTCTTTCTGCTTGAAAACTTTAAAAACGTTTTCCAACACTGAGTTACCAAAGGGCCAGAATACATCCAGACCTTCTGTTAAACTCAGATGAACCACGTGTTCTGCATTGATAACTGCTTCGTTCTGTGCATGACTAAATCGACTGCCGCCGCCGTATGGTGTTTTGGGCTGTACATAAGCCCCTGACGGACCACCCACTTGTGGATGATTGACAAACGTGTCGCTGGTACTGACTGCTGTGACTGTTAAATTCTGGAAATTGGGGTTGAGATCTTTGATCACATACTGTTCAGGCTCTTTGCCCGCGGTCTCGTTGACAATGACCTTGGTGACTTTACTCATCTCAGTCCACATCAACTTAAAAGTCTCAGGATCACGGATAAACACCTGATCACCATATTTTAAAGTATTGCGAACAATCTTAAAGATACGCTTGTTGAATTCGTTCAGGTTGACCCACTGTTGTAGCTGCTCTTTGATGATTTTAACTTCGTTGTCAGTGGGCTTTTCGTGATAGTGTATGTCAAATGCTGTGAGATTTTCTTCACCTTTCTGACTGCAAAATTCGGCCAGGATATCCAGTGCAGCATTGACTTCTGAATCCATGTCCATCTGTTCGTATTGGTTATAACGCTCAACACGGTTGGGGTGTCCAATATACACCTCTGGTAGGGTACTGGCATAGTTGCGATACCCAGCATCAATCTTGTTAATACCATTGGCCATGGGACTGGCATTGGTTGTGGTTATATTGCTGGTCTTAAAGTACTTTTTCCAACTCATTGTGGTCATCCGTTATGTCTGATATTTATCGGATTATGCCGTCACGTCATATAATTTCTTCAGTGAGCTACTTTGATCTTGTAGTTCGTACTTGCTGTCCTCCAGTACACCCACCACAGCATTCATCGCCTCCAATAGAGCTGATGATTTTTCTGCTTCAGCAGCATATGTTGATGACACTAATGTAGTGGACTCCATGGACTTGGTATATATCTCCTTCATCTGTTGCAAGGCTGTAATTACCAGACTGTTATTTTCCAGAATCTGACGTTTAAAATCATCGTCAATTCCACTACCCTTTTTACCAAACATCGATCCCAAACCTCCAGCCATAGATGACATATCAATGGGTATACGTTTTCCGTCGGGCAACGGTACAAATGCTTCGTTTAATCCAGCCTCAGCAGCTACTATTGGTACTCCGCCTCTTCTGGCAGCAATAATCCCACCAGTTGCCATTCCTAGGCCTGCACCTGTTGACATTTCGGATGACGACGGAAGATATGTTGGGTTCGCTCTTCTTGCTGACTCTGCTGCTGACGCAGCATTAACAGCAGCTTGCTGCTCGTCAGTGTATCTACCAAATAACCGATTTACGAAGCTAACATTTGCTAATGCAGCATCACGAGCAGCAGCAGTTTCTTCTACCGCCGCTTCTTGTCTTGTTAATACTGCAACTGCTTCCGCGGCGGCAGCGGCACGCTCAGCAGCAACTTTATCGTCCATGAATCCCAATTTACGCATTTTTTCTCTAAATGCTTCTAATATTTTAGGGACTTCTACTGCAAAATTTTGTATTGCAGGAGTAAGATCATCTTGTAAGGATTCTTTCATTGCTTGTAGAGCAACCACACTATCAGTTACTCCTTTAGTCAACTTATCTTGCGTCTCCAACGCCAATTTGGCTTTATCCAATGCTGAGAGTTCACCACCACCACCTTCAGCCGTTCTTCTGAGATTCTTGTTTGCCAATGCTAGGACTTCAGCCGCGATTACTGATTGATTGGCATATTGGCCGTTTGCTAACGCAACAGTACCAAAAATTTCAGCCATCTTCTTGCCCTCAGCTTGCAATGCTGGGCTCAACTCATCAAGTGTTTTATAAAAATTCTGTTGTGCCACGTCAGCTGTAATGTTGGTATCTTTTACGTCGTCAATGACTCCAGACAATAATTTTCTACTAGCAGGACCCAGTGTCATTGCCAATTCAGGATCAATTATATTACCAAATGCTAACATCTGCTGTGCTGCTTTTTGCTGCGATTCTGGTAATAGTTTAATGGCTGCATTAAATTTTGCCGCCGCCTCTGGACCTAATTCTTGCAATTTGGCTGCAACTGCACCTTGTGCTGCTGCTTGCTTGGCCCTGGCTTCTGCTTTTTTAGCATCTTCTCCAGTAAAACTTGCAATGGCTTTTAATTGCACCATATAATTCTTACTTTCTTCTGCTAACTGTGCATCTGACTGCCCACGCAAATTGCCTGTTCGTTGCAGCATAGCCATATAGTCCGCAACCCCTTGGGCTTGATCCTCGACACTGATGCCTAGATTTAATAATTGTTTTTTTGTTTCTTTATCATAATTTGATATAACACGGGATAGCTTCTTTCCACCTTCGGTGACGTCTCCACCAAACGATGCTAATGAACCGCTATTATCTGCAATGACTTTACTGAATTGCTCTTGGGTTAGCCCCGCAAGCCCCGCAACCGTTCGTAACTCAGTCATGCCGCCAGCAAATAATGCACCTGCTGCTGTGGCTTGTTGAAAACTTTTGTAGCTTTTCTCTAATTCTTTACTGACAACTTCCAGCTTAAACTTTAATAATTCTGCTGCTTCCTTGGCACCGGCTTCCAATATCCCGCCACCAATATTCATCAATGCACCCACCACCATTGCAGCTGGATGCGGAATCATCATGAGACCCTGACCTACTTTGCCAATGGTTGATCCCAATTGTCCGGCAGTGGCGGCTACTGAATCAATTGCTTCTCGCTGTAAATCTGCAGCAACCTGGAATGGGCTACCGTCGCCTTGTAGGCCACGGACTCCAGTCATTACTTGCCGTTTGTAGTAGTCGTATAGCCCTTTGACCAGTACTACACCTATCTCTTTGGCACCACTGGCCAAGGAGTCTTGATAGGCCTTCTGCGCTAATATTCCCAGTTTGACCTGAGCTGCTTCTTTTTCCTTGCCATCCGCTGCATTGTTCAGCTGTTTTTTATAATACTGTAATTCGCTACCAATGTCCTTGAAATTTTTAGTACCGCCCTTGACTTCTTTATGCAGGCTAGTTAATCCATCAGCTACATTTTTGATATTAACTGACGCAAATTTCTTGAATTCTCCACCAAGATTTGCCAGCCCAGTGGCCAGTTGAGCAGAAGTTATCGCACCTGTACGATACGCTTCATTTAATGCGGCTATCAGTTGCGGATCAATATCTGCCATGGGGTTTTCTTACCTATAAATATATGACTACTCAACTATATTTATAGGATCGAAAATCATGGATTCCAAACAATCTCTAAACCCCTTGGCCAAACACTTCCGTCAACCAGAAATTTACTTCAAGTTACCCAGCCAGGGCAAATTTTGGGCTGAGGACAGTCTGGTGTTGCCCATCACTGGGGATTTACCAGTGTATCCCATGACTGCCCGTGACGAGATCACGCTGCGTACACCCGATGCTCTGTTGAACGGGCAAGGAGTGGTCAGCGTGATTGAAAGCTGCTGTCCCAGTATTAAAAATGCCTGGCGTATGCCCAGCACTGATGTTGATGCCACCCTGATAGCCATCCGCATCGCCAGCTATGGTCCCGGCATGGAACTGGGCACAAAATGTCCAGCATGTGGCGAAGACAATGAATACAACGTCAGTCTCAGCACAATTTTAGACGGGCTACACATGCCCAACTATCAGGACAAACTGGACTGCGGACACATAAAGATCAAATTACGCCCGCAGGAATACTTCAGTGTCAATCAGACCGATCAGGTGAGATTTGAAGAACAACGAATTATTAATGCACTGACTGCCGAAGATGCCACTGACGAGTTTCGTGTTGCCACCTATAGCAAACACATGGAAAGAATCGTTGAATTAAACATCAAAATTTTGGTGGACAGTACAGAGTACATTGAAACCACTGATGGGGACATCGTCAATAACCCCGAATATATTCTGGAATTCTATCACCAATGCGAGACTCAGATTGTCACCACGATACAAACACGTCTGGCAGAACTACTGGAATCCACCAGAATACAACCAGTGGATGTGGAGTGTGAAAGTTGTCAGAGCAAATTTAAACTACCATTGATGTTTGATTACGCCAGTTTTTTCGCCAAAGGCTCTTGAATCTAGATAACGATTCCATCGTGGAATACATCGAGCGACTGGAAAAAGAATCAAGAGCCATTAAAAACGAGAGTATCAAGATGAGTTGGTTCATGCGAGGTGGTATCACCTACGACGATGCCATGATGATGAGCTCTGTAGAGCGTCAGATGGTGGGCAAGTTGATTCAGGAAAACATGGAAACCACAAAAGAATCAGGACTTCCATTCTTCTAAGATGGACTACGTCCATCTGTTGTACTCGCTTGCGCTCGACAACAATTTCTTTAAAGCAGTGGATGTGACATGATTCATCCAGATTAATCGCTCACACTTCGCCTGATCTCCAGGCGAAAAATTTTTGTGGCTTCATCCGAGTAGCACACTCACATAACTAAAAGGGTTTATATTTCTACACAGAGGCGGTCATCCTGTACCTCTTGCCCTAGCCTTCATCACGACGGTACCCATATACGCTGTAGTTAGCCAGCCGTACATGAGCCTGGAGTTGTATCTGTTTCACAGAGCTCCAATCTTTTAGCCTTGGTATATATTCTTTTCAAATAGTGAAATTGGTTGTATGTAGGCATATCCAATCTGCGTCCTGTTAAGGATGGTCACTAAGTGCTTGCGGCAGCGGCAAGTCTTCCGTCCCCGTTATCATCCGGTTGTCGTAGGCACACGATGTTGACCTGTGCTAGTCTAATACTGCGTCAAGGGTTCTGTGTATGCTGAGCTTAGAGCTTGTTTTTAATGTGTGAGCCATGGACACGGACGCTGATTTGTCCGTTATAATAATCATTTGATTCCAGTACTCTACGGCTGAATTGTTCACGTGCTTCTATATATGAGCATTCTGCCTTGCTTTTACAGTAGTAAAGTATCTGGCGGGTAAATTTGTCGGGGCCTTGGGAGTTGATGTCTTCAGTTAGTTCAGTTGAGGAGCCATAATATTCTTGCCAATCTGAGTCAATTTTACTTCGAATTTTCTTGCGTTTTTTGTTGCCGTTCTTTAATTTTACAGTTTTATACGAGGTTTTGGCAAACTTTGCCAGCTTTTTACCCACATACATTCTGCCAGTTATATTGTTGGTGATCAAGTACACAAACCCCACACAATCTTCGGGTAGTTCTTCAACCAGTGTTCCTTGATAATACCATGTCATCTGTTACTTATATTAATTACCACTGAGTTGCATATTTTTCATCTACTACGTTACTGTTGCACTTGGTCTGGCATTCCTGCCAACGGAAAGTACGAAACTCCGTATCCCAAAAAACATCTGCCAATACATCAGTTAACGATCGTTTTTGTAAATCAAAACGATTGGCTAATTCTTGCCATTCGTTATTGTGTGAATAACGATTGGCCACCCAACAGCACGGAAATAATCGACCACGTGCATCTATATATAGTCCTTTATTGCCTATCTCACACAGGGGAACGATGTCTTTATTTTCCTTGACCCGGTCGTACATGACAAAATTAACCTTGTGTTCAGTATACGTTCTTCTTTTGTTGAATGCGATGCTTAGTCGCTCAAACCGTTTGGTTTTACTAACGAATCCAAGGTTAGGTTCTAGCTCATCGTCCTGACCGTATGACGGGTAAATACTACCAAATTTGGTACTCTTGGTCAACTGCATAAAATCACACCCCATGGTCTGTGCCAGCGCCGACATGCGGTCAATGTTCAATTCATTAAAACTAAACACAATCATGTCCCAGATCATGCGGCAAGAACTGGTGGCACGTAGAGCCTGCATACCGGCCATGATGCTTTCGAAGTCGCTGTTGATACGATACCGGCTATTGCTTTCCTGATCCCAACCATCGATGCTGAAATGTATCGTGTCCTGATGTTCCAGTACAGAACCCAATTCAGTCCACCATTGGGGTTTTTTATAGCTGCCATTGGTGACAATTACAATCTCCACAGGTTTGATGCTCTTAATGTATCGTATGACTGGAATCAAGTCATGAGCATATATGGGATCGCCATCGTCGCCACAGAATGTGATTTTTTCTACATTGCTGGTGACAAACTCTGGAGTAAAATTTCGTTTAAAAAACTCCAAATTCAACTCAGTATTAATCAGAGAATCAGGAACTTCCTGACGGGCACAACGTGGGCAACGTAGTGTACATTTGCTGCTGATCTCTATGTGCCAGTGCCATGTGGCTAAACTCATGTGATTTCCACGTCCGTATTGTAGGTTGTGAATCCATTTTCCTTGACCACATGTAGGGTATTGTTGACTCTGCCAGCCAACTCGTCCTTGTGCGATACCAGCCAAATGCTCTTGTTGGCGTCGCGGCTCATCTTCTTCAGGACAGCCAGACTGTTTTCCACACCCGAACTATCCATGCCTGAATCCACCAGTTCGTCAATGAACAGCAGGTTAATGGGCTGATACAGACTTTCCCATACATCTCGGAATGCCCAGCTCAAGGACAATATAAGTCTATTGCGTTCACCACGTGATAAATTGTCGAAGTCCAGGTCTCTGCCCAGTTCTGTAATAGCCACTGACAGGTCGTTGTTGAATTTTACAGTATGCGGTAGTCCAATGCGATCCAAGTATTGTCCCAGACGTGCATTTAAGTAGGACAGGTTCTGATCAATAATTCTCTTGCGAATGAAACTGTCTTTGTTGGTCAACAGTTTCAGCAAAAATTCCTGATGATCTTTTAAATTGGTCAGGTCATTGATGACATCGTAGCTGATCTCTTCCACACCCTGCGTCTGCATTTCCACAATTTGCTCAGTGTAAGGATCATCTTCAGTGCGTTTGGTTTCAATCTGTTGTTGTAAGTTGGCTAATGTACTACGATGATGAATAGCATCTTCTTCTTTATCATAGAACACCTTGGGCTGTGTGCCCAGCTCTCCCAGATCTTGTAGCGCACCCAGCAATTCTATCCATTGTCCGTTGTCACTAAGTGCTTGTAACGATGCTTCCTTTAGCGCATTCTGTTTTTCTGACAACAGTTGCTCATGTTTGATATCATGTAAATCCTGACCACATGTGCTGCATTTATGGTCTTCTAGATCGGCAATTTCCTGTTTTAACTTGTCAACTAACTTTTGGCCACGTTGTTCATCAACAGCAGCACGTTTAGACATGGTGGTTAAATCATTTATGTCCTTGCGTTTCTGGTTATATGCTGTGAGGTCTTTGTGCGCCTGAACTTCAGCATCAATATCAATGGTCTGCAATTGTACCAACGCTGATTCCAGCCGGCCCAGATCTTCAGCATGTTTGTTCTGCCACATGGTTTGTCGGCGCCGGAGATTTTCAATCTGTTCTTCGATGCGTCGGTTGGCATCACCTACTGCTTTAATGCGGTATTCCTCAGCTGTGATGGCGTCCTTGGTGGCTTTATTGTTCTCTTTAAGAGATTCTGCTTTTTCACTTAGTAGGGTAATGCCCAGCAATTGCTCAATAATAGTGCGCTGTTCATTGGCTTTTAAGCTCAAGAACGGCTCGGTGTAGGTGTTTAATGCCACAATATGCTTGAACATATCGTGACTCATGCCCAGCATACGTTCTATGTCAGCCTGTGTCTCTCGACTGTCACCTTGTGCGTCGTCAGTGATTTCTTTTTCAATATCGCCAATCCAAAACTTCATGATGCTGGGCTTGCGGCCTCGCTCGATACGATAGCTTTGTCCATCCTTTTCAAAGTCAATGGTCACCATCATGTTCTTTTGATTGGTTTTGTTAATTAAATTGTCTTTCTTGATGTTGGTCAGCGCATTGCCATAGAAAGCAAAACTCAAGGCATTGATGATGGTGGTCTTGCCAGTGCCATTGCGGGCACCACTGTCGTCACCGCCCAGGTCCAGGTTCTCACCCAAAACCAATGTCAAGTCATTGCGATTGAAATCCACTGCTTGTGTGGAATTTCCCACGCTCATGAAATTTTTAACTGTCAGTGTTTTTATTTTAAACATCGTATCATTTCTTTTATTTGATCAGTGGAAGTAAACCAGTTTCGGTAATCATAGACTGGTATTGTAACACAGTAGTCACGTTCTATACAATAGTTAACATACCCCTGTGTGTGTAAATCGGTAATATCGCTGATATCCGAATCCACTGCTTGTGTCAGACTGTTTCGAATTCGATACCAATCGTAATAGACTTGGAAGTACTGTTTGTTAGTGCTGTGCCATTGTTGACAAAACTTCTGCAATTGTTCGAGATCAGTGACTCGACCATCAATGGCACCAATTATATCAAGCAAGCAGGCCACTGGCTGTGTTATCAAGTGCTCTAGCTCGATGTTGACAACTCTGGATTCTGTAGTTGGGTTCCAACCAAATTTCCAGTCATGATACAGCAGAGTAAAATGTTCTCTGACGGCATGAGGCTGGCCAGCATCCTGCCAATTGTCATGGATGTGCTGGGCATTTACACCCACCAGGTCCTGTTGCTGTGCTTTGATTACGCATGTCTGATATATCACTGGTCTCATTGATTCGGTGATGTTGGTGCGTATGATTCTGGCGGTGGGAAATACTTGTCGCAGTTGAAGGTAGCTGTCGTTAACGATACCATTATCACAGAGAACCAAACATAGCTTATCAGTATCCGGCAGCTCGTAACGATAATCATCAGGATCAAAGAAGTACGGTGTTATATACTTTCGAGTGGCATGACTATTACCGTCCAGGGAGAACGTAAACTCCTGATTGGGCACTTTATATGTATTGCTGGAAAACTCACTCAATGCATGATATATAAAGTTTCCGAACCCTCCAGACGGGTAGCTGATGATAATAATTTGGTCGTCTATCACAAATTTCTATAGATGTCTAACAACAGATTGGGATTGTATTGATTACTGTCGATGGTCTGCAATTGGCTGAAAACAATTTGATCAACTGATTCAAATTCAATATTGCCCTGAATCTCATACTCAGTAAGATCTGTGGTCTTGGCAGGGATCAGAGTGATTTCACGTAACTTGTAGGTGTCAATAAACGTTTCTTTAATGAATGTGGCTTCTTCATAGCTGATGTCAATGTCCAGGTTGACTCTGAGGTGCATGCCGGGCTGTAACATTTTTTCAGTGTGCTTGAGAACGTCAGACAATTGGAACACGCGATACATGGGTTGTCCGGGCCAACTGTGATATTCCGGCTGCTTGCCCCATTCCAGAATCATCAACCCACGATCGTCGTCACCAGCATCAGCATAGTTATGCGGAAAGCAATTGCCCAGATACGTGATGTTCTTTTTGGTCTGACGTTTGTGGAAGTGGCCGCTGTATACATGTTCGAAACCCACAAAGTCGTCTCTGTTGAGCTCTCCGTGTTCGGGCATGGCCACCATAGCGTTCATCAGGTAACCTGGAAGTTCAAAATGTCCGAACATGTATTTGCCGGACAACTTCTTGATGCGACGATGATCGTCGCCCACTAGCCAAGGAGCAAAAGTAACATCTCCAGTAGTGAACCAATCGTTAACAATAGTAATATTCTTAAGATGTTTTGCCCATGCCACGCTTTGAACATCCCTCTTATCGCGATAATATAGATCGTGATTACCAGGAATAAAGAAAACATGGTCGAAATTGTCATTCAGATGCTCTAGTGCGTTTAGGCTGTAGTTAAGGGTAACAATATTTATGGAAGCTCTATTGTTGTGCCAGTCGCCCAGGAACATAGCGGTCTCACAGCCTTCGGATCGGGCCTTGGCTGTGGCCCACTTGATGAAATTCAGACAGTCATCGTTATGTAGTGTACTATTGGACTTGAGCCCAAAATGGATATCTGTAAATATCGCGGCTTTCTTAAATAAATTAGACATAGATCCTAGTATAACAGCATGAGTTGTTGATATCAAATGTTATGGCTTTATTCGTCGCCATCGCTACCGTAACCACCACCCGAACTCATGCCCTGCCTGGTATAACTTGGAGTCAATCCGTTCATCTCCATGATGTCGTCACGCAAGTTTTGATTACGCTTTTCAATGTTTAGCACACGGGTGAAGCTATTGGTAATGGCTGCTGTATAGTAGGCGAACGGATTGGCCGACTTGGCTTCGTCAAACTGTAGACCAATTTGTGCCAATTGTAACAGGGCCTGACTACGCATTTCATCGTTATATGTATACCCACGCCAGTTGCTACGGGTGGCGTACCGTTCACATAATTTCATGAACATGTGTGCCAATTTATTGGTCATTTGTCCGTGGTCCTTGCTGAACACGCCGGTCTCCAGATCACCTTTCCAATGACTTTTGGCCACCATGACAGGTTCGCCGTCAGAGTTCACAACCCAATGTTGAAACGGAGGAAAGTTTACTTTGACATATTTGGTGTGCGTTAGATCTTCCTCGTCATATTCAGTGATCAATGGATCTTCAGTATCATCAATTTCCAGGGCCGCCATACGTGCTTTGCGGGTTTTGGCATCATCAATGGGCACATGATCCCAGGTCATGATGCGGAATACTACATCAGTGTCAGCAACGTCTCGAAGTTTGACTTCAAATTCGTCTAATTTTCGCTTCTCCCCACGCAACACGGCTTCTTCCAGGGCCAATTTGGCCAGGCGTTCGCAACGTGCTCGCCGTGCTTCCATGATGTTTTTCTTATTGATCTTGCCCAGTACGGGTAGTATCATATCATAGTCTCGATATTTGGGATCTGCGTAACTACAATAACTTACTTTGCTTTTATGGATTTCCTTGAGGATATCTTTGTTGTTGAGGTAATTGTGTTTAATTTTACTTCTCCTGATTGGGCAATTGTAGCAAAAAAACAACAGCGAGTCAACGTATTTATTCAAATAATAACTGTACATAATTAAACCCATAAATATACGAAAGAGGTTTACTATGTCTACACAGATATTTGACGACGGATCTACTATGACCACCACTCTTGGCGAGGGTGGTGAATTTACTTCAACCACCAATGCTGATGGGCAGGGATTCTTTGATGGGATATTTTCCAGCTCTAATTCCACCAAGTCCAACGATCCATTTAGCGCACCAAAATCCACTGGCGGAAGCAATCTAAGCGGAATATTTGGTGGGGTATTTGCCAGTACCACTGCGGCTATCAATCTGTTCAATCCCAGCTCTGCCAGACTCAGCGCAGCTAAATTACTGCCCGGTGGAGCAAGTAGTCAGGTATCACAGGGAACTTCGCCCAGTACCATCATTAATTCATCAGCTACATCAGCCAAAGCCAGGGACTGGAGAGTAAGTATATCACTTGCTGATCCAAAATTGTTTGGTATAGATCAAGCAGGTGGGACTATCCAAAGTCCGTTGGCTGGTACTGGTGGAGTTATTTTCCCCTATATACCACAAATATCAGTTCAGTATAATGCCAGATATCAATCACAACAATTGACGCATAGTAACTATAATAGTTATTTTTATGAGGGATCAGACGTCAATGCCATTACTATAACTGGCGATTTCACTGTACAGAACATTGCTGAAGGCCAATACCTGTTAGCTGCTATATATTTCTTTCGCAGTGCAACCAAGATGTTTTTTGGTAAAGACACCAACGCAGGTAACCCACCGCCCATGGTAAAACTTAATGGGTATGGCCAGCATTATTTTCCTGACGTAAACTGCGTGATTACACAATTTACACATACCATGGGTCCTGAGGTGGATTATTTGGAAATACCAGTACCTAGTGCCACCCCGGGACCATCTAAAAAAACTACACCTAGCTCGGCTGGCACCAATACGGTCAGATTACCCACAGTCAGTCAGATATCAGTCATAGTACAGCCAGTGTACAGTAGAAAAAATATTCACGACAACTTTACGTTGGCTAAGTTTAGCAAAGGTGGTCTTCTATCTAATGGATTCCTATAATGGCAACTTATAGTAAAAGCAGCCCATATTACGGTACTGGTGTGTTTGGTAACTTCCTGGACATCATTGAATACTCGGCAGTTAGTCAACAACCAGATGATGTGCTGTATGTAATTGATAAAGTATACGAGTTCCGTCCTGATCTGTTGGCATTTGACTTATACGGCAATGCTGGGCTATGGTGGGTATTTCGCAGCCGCAATCCCAATAGCATAGATGATCCTATATTTGATTTTCGTTCAGGAGTAACCATCTATGTTCCCAAGAAGGAAACTCTCGTCTCTGACTTAGGACTCTAATCCATGGCCACCCGTCGAGAATATCAACTGGCAGTTACAAATGCTGGCATCAATGTACGTGGTAAGACACAGACGCTGAATGAAGCACAATCAAGTCTGGCCCAGTCGCAGGCTGTTTTAGCAGATCTGCAAAGTCGCCCAGTTGCTGATGCACGAGCAATATTAAATGCACAAGCAGCGATCCAACGAGAGCAGAATGCAGTAAGGGCAGCTGGGATCGAACTAAATCAAGCCAAGACAGCTCTGACATCAGCGCAATTGGAATTAAATAATCCCGATCAGGTCTTTGATCCTGAACCCGTACGGGCATCAGATGCAGTCACACTAACACAAGAGCAACGTAATCGGCTGGACCAGATCAACGAGGACAGAATCAATAAAGATCTGGAGCCACTGGTACCCAGCGACCCTGCCGCATTGTCGGCAGTCAATGCCAGCTTTTCTGCAGAGCAAGCAGCACAAAATACTACCACTGTACAATCAGCCAGCGCCAACACAGCTGGTGATTCAGTGGCCAACACTGAGGGCAGTGTAGTCCCTGCAGAAACACCAAAAGAACAAGGGCTGCGTAATTGGAACGAACTACTAGCTGAACGCGGTGCTGCTCCAGTGGGCATCGATGATCCTGATTTTAATGCATCATATGCAAGAATTATAGCAGCCAATCCGTCCCTGGGTGAAACCACACCCAGTGTTGAGCCAGGTAGAAATACTGGTACCAGCACTGGTGATTTTATCGAGGCTGACGCACTGTCTTCTGCTGAATCTGATCGAGTAACTCGGGACGCTGATTCAGCAGATGATCGGACAGGTACAGTTTTGGAGTCCGACAATCCCCCTAAACTCAAGGAAGGTTGGTCTAACGACGGCACAAGTTATGCAGTGAATATGAGTGGAACTCGAGACCCAGGCACTGTGCCTAGATCTAATGCGACTTCCACAGTAGGTCCGGCGTCTCCAGCAATTGTCTTTAAACCAACCGATAATCCATTACATGCATATACGTCCTATACGTATGGATTAAGTTTACATATGTTAACTCCTGCAGATTATAAAAGATTACTGGAGTCTCCTGGTACCAAATTCAAACCTAACAATACACTTATAAGTAGTGCAAATCGGTACAGCTCGAGTCCGCCCAGAGATAAAGCATTTGCTGACGACTTTTATTTTGATAATTGCAAAGTAACCACCAATATTGGTCTTTCTGCTGCACAGCGTGGGACTAATGCACTAAAAATAAATTTTACATTGATCGAACCGTACGGTATGACATTTGTGAATAGACTTCTAGACCTCAGTGTTCGTGCTAAAATACCAAATTATCTTGACATACCTTATCTGTTGGAAATTAATTTCTTTGGTGCTGACGATAAAGGTATGTATGCTAAACTAGATGCACAGACCAAGTTAATACCCATACGCATAATCAATATAAAAATCAAAGCTGGCACCAAAGGTAGTGAGTACGCAATCGACGCTGTGCCATATAGTCAGATGGCGCATTTGGAAAGTTTAACCGCGACCAAAGCAAACTTTGAAATAAGTTCCAGAACAGTGGGTGATTATTTTGCTACTGGAGCAGCCAGTAAGACATTTGCGGCAGACCAAACAACAGTTAACAATATAACAGATTTTAGTTTAGGCAAACAGCAGGCAGCCAAAAACGACAAAACCAGAACAAGTCCTGGATCAACTGGCGCCACTCCAGCAGGAGCAGCCCCTCCGGCCACAGTCAAAGCTGGTAGTTTTACCAATGCATTTAATCTGTGGCAAGAATACGATGTAAAATTGGGATTTCAACGTGTGGCTGATGAAATAGCATTTGTGATAGATCCTGATATCAGTGCAGCAGCCATAACAGAACCACTTAAAGTCAATCCAGCCAGAGTTGCGATTTCAGCAGCAGATATAGCTGATGCCGAACTTGGTGCTGCAATGACAGCAAACGCACGATCTGCCAATAAACCCAAACCAATCGGTGGTGATTTCACCAAGGGATTTTTTAATATCAATGCCGGCACCAATGTGGTCACTGTTATTAATAATATGGTGACCAACAGCGATTTTATAAAAAAACAATTGGGTGCCGCACTTAAAGCAGCGCCTAAGGATGCTAAAATGCCAGAAACAGCAGCAGCAGCATCAAAAATGGCCGGCGGTCCTATCAATTGGTTTAAAATTAAAACCAAGATTGATTTAAAAGAGTATGATGCAAGAAGGGGTGTATACGGTAAGAAAATTACTTTCTATATAAACAAATATAAACATTATGAAGCCAGATATCCTGGTATTGCCAAGAGTTCTCCCAAGGGATCAGTTAAAGATTACAATTTTATGTACACTGGGCTTAATAAAGATGTCATTGATTTCAGTATAGAATTTAATTCATTATTTGCCAGTTTAGTCACCGGCGATGGTACCAAGCAAACTCAATTAGTTACTAACCCGGCGGCATCCACTGGTGGTGGTGGAACAGGGGAAGATCTGCCAGGTTATTCCATGTCTCCACAACAGCTAACATATTTGGCCAGTACCATGGCCAGCATTACTGGCGGCTCTGACGATGACATATTAAAACAGAGAGCAGCCAATTACGCACAGAATATCTACCAGGGTTCGCAGGGCGATATGTGTCAGTTGAAATTAAAAATATTAGGTGATCCACAGTTCATTAAACAGGACGAAATTCTCTGGAGCCCAGATAAAATACCCGGCGGTACAAAATATCTTGGCGGAGAGCTGGGTAGTATATCCATGGACACTGGGGAAATACATTGCAAGGTCAACTTTAAAACTCCAGTGGATATTGATGAAACATCTGGACTACTGAGGAAAGACAGCGTCTGGAAAGATGTATATTTCAGCGGATTTTATCAAATATTGACGGTGGAAAGTGAATTCCGTCAGGGAAAATTCACACAGATGTTAGAATGTATTAGACCACCGCAGGAAGGCGATAGCAAAGCACAGGTAGCAGTGGCATATCCAGTGAGTGGAACTGCTGCTGGGAATAATGGTCCATTGAATGGTGGTGGAGGTTCAGTTAGAACAACATCTGGCGGCACACCAGAAAGTACCAGTACTGATATAACCATACCTAGAGCCACTGCTGGAGCAGGATCAAGCGATGGGGTGTCATCTGGGGCTTTTGCAATAACTGACGACGATGGCAACGAATTAGTGGTAAACGGTGATTCTGCAATACTTAAAGATGCCACTGGCAACCTTACTAGAACACAACTCACTGGTGCACCAGACAGGCCAGGCCCAGATCCATTGACAGAGGCAGTTCGTGACAATGCTGCAACAGTGGATGATTATGAAAATGCCGGAATGTCCAGTGGTCCTGATTTCCCACTACCTGACGAAGCTAGTGCTGACCCAAATCAGGCCTTATTGCGTAACGTGGCTCAAAATGGCCCAACAGCCACCATTGAACAAAACTCGGATGACTCTGGTGAACCAATTGTCGGGGCACCATCTGCCACCACACAGGCAGCGGCCCCACCGCAGCCAGCACCAGTGGTCAATGAGCCAGTGCCTGATCCAGCTGCAACAACTCAACAGCCTGCTCCAGCCACACAGACACCGCCAGTACAAACAGCACCACAATCGGCACCAGCCACTGCTGTACAGCGCCAGAGTACTGCGGCTAATGCACAACTCGATGCATTGGTGGCACAATCAGGAGATTTAGTAAAGCAATACGCTGCTCTGCAAGCGGATTATCAACCCCAATTAGCTAAATTGCAAGCCTTGGCGGCAGAATATGATAAAATACTTAAATTAAAATCTCAGGCTGAAAATAATCCGGACCAATTGGCACAATTGGAAGTCGAAAGGGCAAGACTCTTTGCGTCCCGGACAGAGCAGAGAGCTGCTATGACATCAACAAGAAACGAGTTGGTAAGATTGTCCCGTGCTAATGAAGATATCGGAAAACAAATTGCAGCCATCAAGGCCAACGCCACCAACGAAAATGCTGAATTAAACGCCGCACTAGATGCAGTGGATGCACGACAAAGAGCGACAACTACATTTTAGAAGACAATAACTCATGAGTGATAAATTTAACGGCAAGAGAGTCCCCAATTGGGCCAATCCAGACAAAGTAGATGGACGACGACTAGATGCTGCCACGTATATTGGTATTGTTAAAAACAATGTTGATCCCATTCGTAGTGGTAGATTGCAAGTCTGGATTCCAGAATTTGGTGGTAGCCAAAACGACACAACAGAAAATAATGCAGTATTTTGGAGAACGGTCAATTACGCCAGTCCGTATTTTGGTAGCACACAACCACAGGCATCAGCAAACAATAATTTTGAAACCAACAATCAGACATACGGTATGTGGATGGTTCCACCAGACGTGGGTAACCAAGTTTTGTGTACATTTGTCAATGGTGACCCTAATCGCGGATATTGGTTCGCTTGTATCAGTCCCACACTGAGTCATTATATGGTACCTGGAATTGCAGCCGGTAATAAGTTGGCTAATACAAGTCCAGCCATGGCCCCCAGTATAGTAAAGAACAGCCAACCACCACAAAGCCTACCTGTTGCTGAATTCAATGAAAATCAACCAAATGCCATTAACAGTGGATTTTATGAAAATGAAAAGCCCATACATGAATTCCAAGCCAATATTTTATTCAAACAGGGATTGGACAGAGATAGTACTCGTGGGGCAATCAGCAGCAGTAGTCAACGTGAGACTCCCAGTCATGTATTTGGTATCAGCACACCCGGGCGACCAGATGGTAACGACCCAGCTGACAATCCCAACTATCAAAATCAATTGGCCTCTGGAACATTATCTCAGGCTGATTACGCTGTAAAACGTCGCAAAGGTGGCCATCAATTTGTCATGGATGATGGTGATACATTAGGCAATGATCAACTACTACGTTTAAGAAGTGCTGGTGGTCATCAGATTTTAATGCATGACAGCAAGAAGACCATGTATATTGCCAACAGTGAAGGATCGGTGTGGATTGAGCTGGCAGAGTCTGGGCACATGCACATATACACTTCCGGCGGATTTAATTTACGTACAGAGGGCGAGCTCAATATGCACGCCAAGACCATCAAGATGCAATCTGAAGGCGACTTTAATATTGCTGCTGGCAATGGATTTAATGTCAGTGCAAGCTCATTGAGTTTAACTGGTATTAATGGTGCGCTGCTATATGGTGGAAAGGTCAATATTGGATCAGGTGGCAGTATGACGTTGGGGGCCAGTCAAATATCTGTAGGAGCCAGTGGGGCCATTGCAGTCAATGGCAGCACCATCGATCTCAATAACGGCGGTGGTGGTAATAGTATTGGTCCTGCCACTTTGCAGGCATATTCACATGATGACACCAGCTATGATCAGAAATCCCGATTATGGAACGCTGTGGCCAAGGGTGCCAGCAGTATAGTGGGAGTAATGCCAGCACATGAGCCCTGGGCACGTAGCGCCAGCACACTGGGCGCAGCACCAGAGAAGCAGGTGGAGAACAGCATTTGTCCTCCCATGAGCGGTACTCCTGGTGCTAATTCGTCTGGGATGAACTATACAGGTGGTGCAGGGCCGTTTGGTGATTTCATTGCCAACAATGAAGCAGGGGCAGCACAATACAACGCATTTAACCGTGGCGACAGCAATACTGCACCGCGAGGCAGCGGTAGTATTGGTGGTGAAAGACTAAGTCTGGTAAGTATGTCATTAGCAGAGATACAGACACAAATGGCATCTACAACCCCGGCACAACGACTATTTGCCACTGGACGTTATCAGATTATTCCCAATACTCTTGCTCCGGCTATATCTGCATTGAAGTTAGATACTGCCACCAAGTATGACGAAAAAACACAAGATTATATATTCAACAATTTCCTATGCCGTATTGCCAGACCACCCATTGCTGCATATTTTGACAATAATGATCAAAATAATGCATCTTTATTACAAGCAGCCGCATTTTCCACAGCGCAATGTTGGGCATCCATTGGTGTACCAGCTGGTATGAGAACAGCCAAAGGTGCCACATCAGATGGATCAATGTCATACTATGGTGGTATTGGTGGCAACAAGGCACACAGCACAGCAACTCAAGCAATAGAGTCCTTGAAAGCACAATGGAAATATTTGCGAGATCAGAAAGCAGGTGGCGGTTCAGCCAATGCAAGTCCAGCCACCGCAGCCAATACTGCCCCGGTCACGACATCGCAAGGAACACTGGGCAGCGGATCTGGAGAAGTAGTCAAAGACGGATCTGGAAATCCAGTCAAGACTGGTGAGGGCGGTACTACCAATGCAGCAGCCACTGATAAAAAAGATATAGGAATAACCAATGCTGCTGGCAAATCAGTGAGTGGTGATACTTGCCCCAAAGAATTTCTCACCAAGGACACAGCGTTTAATCCTCCTGGTGGTATAGGGTCAGGCAAACCCACATTGAATCAAAATCACGCTAAAGCCATGCATGCCGAACTGGGCTATATGGAAAGCAAGTGGGATTACGCACTGATCAAAGACCCCACCGCCTCTGAAGCAAAAGCCATTGGTCCACGTCTGGGCAAATATCAAGTTGATGCTCCTTACCTAGCTGATGAAAAACGTGCTTATATTAAATCAGAAGCGTTGGAACAATACAAATCCGGTACATTGGCCAACGATGCCAGTTGGACCGGCAAGGACAAGATCAACAGTCAGAATAGCTTTAAAGAATTTAAAAGCACACAGGATGACATACAATTCAAGGAATTTGGTTTAAATTTTGATGCATTGAAAGCCAATGGTGGCATCAAGGAAAGCGATGACCTCTGTACTGCTGCTGGTATGTTATTTGTAGCACACCAGATGCGTAGTGCAGACAAAGCCAAAGAATGGCGTGATAAAGGCGAACTCAAAGATGTCAATGGAGTGCCGGGAGAGGTTTACTTCAACCATGGACGTTATGCCATTGACATTCTCAGTGCTGGTGCAGCAGCAGGTGGCCCAGCAGGATTGGGCGGAGAGAACACCAGTGGTGTTAATCCTGATGACGTATTTATATTCACTACCCAGGGGTCCGGCACCCGTGCCAGATTTGACAGCCTTAACGGCGAATTTAAGACACAGGTATGTCTGCTGGGTAAGGAATACAAAGACAAGACTGGCAGCAAGATAGCAGTCAGTAGTGCAGTTAGAACCCAAGACGAGCAGACAGTGCTGTATGAGACCTGGATAGCTGGTGGTGGTGGGCCCAATAATCCCACTGTCAAGGGCATTACCACCCCGGTGCCCAAAGTAGGCACACATGGTGACGGCATAGCAATGGATTCCGGACAGATGGCCACTGTGGTCAGTGCAGTTGGTGCAGCCAAAGTTGCTGAACTGGGCCTAAAATGGGGTGGTGATTGGGCCAGCCCTGATCGAGTACACATACAGTTATTGAACGCCCCCAAACCCAACACAACTCCTCCAGCAAACCCTGCTGCAAGCGGAAAAGGTGGTGTTGTTGTAGTTGGAGACAGCATTGCTGTGGGAACAGGTGCATCACTTAAACAACTGGATAGCACCATTACAGTCAGTGGATTAGTTGGGGCGAGTTCAGCCACTATATTATCCACATATGTTTCGGCTGTGACTGGGGCTAAAATTGCTGTAGTCAGTGCTGGCAGTAACGACATTGTGGCCAGCTACCCAACTAGCCATACTCCAGCAGCACAGGCAAGATTGACCAGTACATTAAATCAGATACGATCGGCGTTGGGTGCTGAAAAGTGTATCTGGATATTACCCAATTTCAGCATTGCCAGTCAGGTAGTGTCTGCATTTGCTGCCAGCAACGGTGATGCCACTGTGAGCTTTACGGCCAGTGGGGATAACGTACACCCAGCGAACTACGGAACACTGGCTGCACAGATAAAAGGTATGCTATAAATACTAGACCATGGCAAATATATTATATAAAGGTTTCAGCACCTACAACCGAACTAAGAAGTTTCGGGCAGTTGATTTTGAATTAGTCAAACAAGACTTAATCAACAACTTCAACATCAAAAAGGGCGAGAAGCTGATGCAGCCCAATTTTGGATCAATAATCTGGAGTCTGATATTTGAGCCCATGACTGATGTGTTGAGAAATCAAATTATTGAAGATGTTAAAAATGTAGTCAACTACGATCCCAGAATTGGTGTACGAAATATTAACCTGACCGAATACGAGTATGGGATCCAAATTGAACTAGATCTAGTGTATCTTCAGACCAATCAAGTCAGCAACCTCAGTGTTCAATTTGATAAGAACAGCCAGACCATCTCTCAAGTCTAGAAGTCACTATAATATGCTTACTTAAATCCTGTAATAAATACTGGGTAAGCATATAATCAGGGACTTCTTTTATGGCTATTACTACCCGCCAGACGAACTTGTTAGTCAACCAGGACTGGAAAACAGTCTATCAGAGCTTCAAAGAAGCCGACTTCCAGAGTTACGACTTCGAAACGCTACGCAAGAGCATGATCGATTACTTGCGTACATATTACCCCGAAGATTTCAACGACTTTACAGAAAGCTCAGAATATGTTGCCCTGATTGATCTGATTGCTTTTCTGGGCCAAAGTTTAGCCTTCCGTACTGACCTAAATGCCAGAGAACTCTTCTTTGACACAGCCGAGCGTCGCGACAGTATTCTCAAACTGGCACGTCTGATCAGCTATAATGCCAAGCGTAATGTACCAGCATCAGGTGTATTGAAAATCGACAGTGTCAGTACCACTGAGGGCGTAACTGACAGCAATGGATTAAATCTCAGTAATTTATTGATCAACTGGAACGATACCACCAACATGGACTGGCGTGAACAGTTTACGGCTATATTGAATGCAGCCATGGTCAATAATCAAGTCGTGGGTAATCCAGCAAACTCGCAGGTTATCAACGGCATTCAGACTGATGAATACAGCATTAATTTAATTTCTGGTGTTATTCCAACCTATAAATTTAATGCTGTGGTGGAAGGCAATACAGTGGAATTTGAGGCAGTGAGTGCCACCACCATGGATGAGAATTACATCTATGAGCGTGAGCCCAATGCTTCGGGTAAATTTAACATTCTCTATCGCAGCGACAACCTGGGCAATGCCAGCAACAACACTGGTTACTTTGTATATTTTAAACAAGGCAGCCTGGGCTTCATTGATTTTAATCTCACACAGAGCTTGCCCAACCGTGTGGTCAGCACCACAGTGGACAACATCAATAATACTGATACATGGTTATATGAAGTAAGTCCGTCTGGCGTAGCAACATTATGGACTCAGGTACCAGCAGTGGCGGGCGTCAATGTAATCTACAATAAATCCACTGATCGTAACTTGTACCAGGTTAATACACGCACAAACGACCAGATTGATCTGGTGTTTGGTGACGGCAGTTTCAGTAATAAACCACAGGGTTCCTTCCGTCTGTATTATCGTGTGAGTAACGGACAGCGTTATAAAATCACTCCTGATGAAATGCAGGGAGTAATTATACCACTAAACTATGTCAGCCGTAACAATCGCATTGAGACTTTGACTATACGAGCCAGCTTGCAATACACTGTAGCCAATGCAGATATTCGTGAAGTTAGTGATGATATCCGTGTCAAAGCACCGCAGCAGTACTATACGCAAAACCGTATGATTACTGGTGAAGATTATAACCTGCTGCCCTATACCAATTTCAATAGCATACTAAAGGTAAAAGCAGTCAACCGTAGCAGCAGCGGGACCAGCCGTTATCTAGACGTATTGGATAGTACTGGAAAGTACAGCAGTACCAATGTGTTTGGTGCTGATGGCTGGTTGTATCGTGAGCAAATGAACAAAAGTCTGAATTTTACTTTTAATACCCTAAATGATGTATATAACGTAATCTATAACGTCATTACTCCGGTATTGGCCAGCACGGAAATTCAACATTTTTACTATGCCAACTTCCGTGACACTCCATTGACAGTCAGTAATATCAGTTGGAGCCCCAGAGTCACTGCCACTGGCACCAGCACTGGATATTTTGTCAATGTAGGTAACTCAGTGCAGGATATAGGGAGATTGACTGCAAATAATTTGAAATATGTTGTTCCAGGCAGCCTGATTAAATTCAGCGCAGGCACCGGCAAATATTTCAATGCACAAAATATTATTAAAACCGGCACAGTGACTTATGCCGGTGATCGTGAATACATATTTGCCACCATAGTATCAGCCGCTGCTGGCAACATGGTGAGATTGAGCCACGATCTGCCACTGGGTGCAATAATATCAGAAATCATACCAGTTTTTAAGAATACACTAACTGATGTGGTACTAAAAGACACGATGGTACAATTGATTCAAAGCTACAAAAATTTTGGATTACGCTACGATATTGTCACGCAAACATGGAAAATTATATTACCAGCTGATCTAGATGCAACTAGCGATTTTAGTCTGGACAATCAAGGAAATACCGCCAGCAGTAATTTAGATGCCAGCTGGATATTGAGCTTTGTCTATAATGGTGCCAGCTATAATTTTTCATACCGTAGCTTGGGATATATATTTGAAAGTTTGGCTGAGACTCGGTTCCATTTTGACCCACGTACTAAAGTGTATGATAGTCGCACTGGACTGACCATTCGCGATCAGGTTAAAATATTAAAAATCAATTCACAACCCGATAGCACAGACCCATTGGCGCAAGATCAGACCTGGTACATCAATAAAGCAGTGATCGATCAGGATGGCTACGAAAATACAACCAAAGTATATGTCACATTTACTGACAGTGACTATGATGGTATTCCTGATGATCCTGACCTGTTTGCAACCACTGTTGATCCAACTACTAATCCCAACAAAAAATATGTATTTTTCAACGAAGTAGTTGATACCAATAACTTCATTACCTATACTCCATTGGAGAATGTGTCCGTGGTTGCTGACTATGCGACGGAGGCGGCCATCAATGCCAATAAAACTTTATACCCAGATGCACAATTATTTTATGCAACCTCTGAAAATAAATTTTATGTTTACGATTATTACGGTGCAGCAAATCCCATAATAGAATCCACTGCCTACATTGCTCGTGTTGGTCGCAGCAGTCTATACTTTCAATATCGACACAATGCACCGAATGATCGACGCATTGACCCCAGTCCCAATAACATCATGGATCTGTATATATTGACCAAACAATACAGCGCAGATTACCTGAGTTGGATTCGTGACAGCAGCAATACGGTATCTGAGCCCAGCATACCAGATGGTGAGTCATTAAAACTGACATATGGCTCTGGTAGCACAAGTCTGGAAAATCTCAAAGCATTGAGCGATACTATAGTCTACAACAGTGGTCGATATAAACCAGTGTTTGGTGACAAAGCACCCTTGGAATTACAAGCTACCTTTAAGATAGTTAAAAATCCCAATGTTAACGTCAGTGATAACGATGTAAAGACCAGTGTGGTCGCAGCAATCAATACATATTTTGACACGGCCAATTGGGATTTTGGTGAACCTTTTTACTTCAGTGAGTTGAGTACGTACCTGCACAATGCTCTGAGTCCCAATATTGCCAGTATTATCATAGTACCGGCCAGTACAAATATTGCATTCGGTGGATTGATGCAGATCAACGCCAACCCTGATGAAATTATCATAAGCGCAGCCACCGTGGACAATGTACAAATTATTTCAGCAATTACAGCATCACAACTAAATCAAACCTTAGCAGGATTAAACGGGTAAACCATGGCCATTAAAACCATTAATTTTTTACCCAGCGTATTCCGTACAGATACTAACCAAAAGTTTCTAAACGCAACGCTGGATCAGCTGGTAACTCCTCCCAACCTACAGCGTATCAATGGGTATGTTGGCCGAACCAATGCTCCCACATTCAAAAGCTCAGATAATTATCAGCCAGAGCCCTCTGCTCTGCGTCGAAATTACCAACTTGAGCCCAGTGTTGTAGTAAAAGATGCCAATGGTAATGTGAATTTTTTCAGTAGCTACATTGACCTATTGCAGCAGATTAAACACGATGGTGGATTGATAGACGATCATAGTCGTCTATTTGCCAGCGAAAGTTATAGTTTTGATGGTCTATTTGATTTTGATAAATTGGTTAACTTCAACCAATATTATTGGTTGCCCGACGGACCAGACGCAGTGGATATATATGGCGCCAACGTCGATACTGAACGCCAATTTACAGTGACACGTGATCCAGTCAGTGGCACATACAATATTGATGGTTATGGTACTGTGGATAATCCCACGCTGAAATTAGCACATGGTGGCATTTATACATTTGTGGTAGACCAACCTGGATATCCATTCTGGATTCAGAGTTACCCTGGCACGAGCGGTCGTCGACCACGACAAAATAACCTTACAACACGCACAATAGTGGGCGTGGAAAACAACGGAACTGATCAGGGTATCATTACTTTCCGTGTGCCACAACCCACTGCACAAGACTATTACACACGTATGAGTCTGGTTGCCACAGTTGATGGCAGTACAAATTTAGGATACCGACAGTTGCAGGGTCAACTATTAAGTACCTTAACTGATTCCCTGGGAGGAATTGACGGCTTAAAAAGTCAATTGCTAAACAAGACATTTATCTTCACCAACCAGGACATCGACGACGTCCAATGGACTATTTCCAGCAACGTAAGTGGAATCAATACTCCCATTGATCCAGCACTGGTAGTGCCAGTAGAAGATCGCCGTGGTGTGTGGAGAATCAATCTGGTGGCCAATGGATCTGGTGATTTCACCATTGATTTACAAACTAATATTGCCGTAGCCAACAACCAAAAGGTGTATGTCAAGGGTGGAGTAGAGCGCGGTGAATTTACATACTATTTAGATCCTGATGCACAAGCATTCTTGCCGGTCCCTGATATCACAGCGCCATCGGCAGTGTTATATTACCAGGACGGAGCCATTGCGACAATGGTTGGATCCATGGACGTAGTTTCGGTTAGCAACAGCACCATCAATGTCGACAATGAAATTTTAGGACGCACTAATTATACTAGTCCCAATGGTGTAAAATTTACCAATGGATTAAAAGTGCGATTCGACACCAGTGCCATTCCCAACAGCTACGACAGTAAGATATACTACGTTGATGGTGTGGGTACAGGCATTAAATTACTACCAATCACCGACTTCTTGACTCCAGAGGATTATGCTGTAAATGGAGTTGAGTCGCAGGATTACATCACGATTAATCGTGGTTCAATGGACTTAAACGGCTGGAGTCGTAGCAATCGATGGTTCCATATAGATGTAATAATATCCACAGCATCTTACAATAATGTTGAGCTGATCTTGGATCAAGCGTCACGTGCCAACAGACCCATCATTGAATTTGATGCTGACATACAATTATTCAACTTTGGTCGTGTGGCCAAGGCTCCCATTGACATTCTATATCTGGACCCGATCGACGCATTTGAAGATATTGAACTAGAGACAACATACGTATTGGATGGTGTAACACTGCAAGATGGCATGCGTGTGGTATTCGCTAATGATTTTGACCCTAACATAACAAATAAAATCTATACCATTAATATTGAGCTGATCAACGGTGTTAATATTATTAATTTAGTATTGGCTGATGACTATGAAATTCAGCCGTATAACAATCTAGTGGTATTGCAGGGCACTAGCCAGGGCAAAGAGTTCTATTACGATGGCGCTGACTGGATTGAATCGCAAGCCAAAACAGGCATCAATCAAACACCATTATTTGACGTCATTGACACCAATGGCTATAGCATAACAGACGCCACCATCTATCCTGATAGTGATTTTACTGGTACAAAGATTTTCAGCTATAAATTAGGCAATGGCAATAACGATAGTGTTCTGGGATTCCCACTGAGTTATAGAAATTTCAATCAAATTGGTGATATTCAATTTGTAAACAATTTTGACACTGATGTTTTTAGTTACACTGATAACAGTAATACATCATTAAATCGCAACCTGTTGCGTAAAAACATCAGTCTTACCCAGTATACACCTAGAAATATCTGGACCACTACCTCCGAGCCCAGCAAGCAATTTCAAATTATCGAGAGTGTATACAATGGTACCACAGCAGGTATTCCTTTCGATATAACAGCCAATGCATCTGGACAATTGCCTTATTTCCGAGTTTACAAAAATAGTATAGAACTTAGTGTCAGCCAATATTCCTTATTGACCATTGGTGTCAGAAAGTTTGTTGATATAACCAACAGCTCACCAGCGTTGGGTGATCACTATGATATTTTGATATACAGTGATACTGTCAGTGGCTTGGGATATTACGAAGTTCCCAAGAATCTAGATTACAATACTGAAAATAAAAACTTTACAGATTTAACCTTGGGGCAATTACGAAATCATCTTACTACGATTGTAGGCAATAGTAATCGTATTGTGGGAAATGCGCTGGGATCCAATAATATCAGAGATGTTCCGGTTAAACAACAGGGCGGCAGCATAGTTCAACATGCTAGTCCAGTTTTATACAGTGAATTATTCCTGGTGGATCACGACACAAACTTCCTTAAAGGATTGAATTTAGCTCGTCACGAGTATAGTAACATCAAGAATAAGTTTCTGGAATTATCCGCCACAATGTCGGGGCTAGACTTGACTGACGCTGTGGTCACAACTGATGTTATACTAAAGAAAATTAACGAAGTAAAAAATCGTACATTTCCATGGTATTACAGCGACATGGTACCGTACGGAGATACCAAAAATGTCATCGAATATCCCATAGTCAATGCTGAGATACGTGGTTATGAGATAACTAGTATTTTTGATGACTTTGCTCTAAGTAATCGTGGCACATTGGTGTACATTAACAATGTGCAATTGGTCAAGGGATTGGATTACACTTTTGATACAACCAGAGCTGGGTTCACTATTGCAGCTGACTATCCATTGAATGCTGGCGACACTCTGACCATAGTAGAGTACGAAAATACTGACGGTAATTACATTCCAGAAACTCCCACTAAGTTGGGTCTATATCCTAAATTCCGCCCCAGTATGTATCTGGACAACACATACCGTGAACCAGTGATGGTGATACAAGGCCATGATGGTAGTATCACGCCAGCGTTTGGTGACTTCCGTGATGATTTATTATTGGAATTTGAAAAACGTATTTACAATAACATCAAGGCTGATTATACAGCCAATGATTTTGATCTGCACAATTACATACCTGGAAAATTCCGTACACAGAATTATTCATACAGCGAATTCAATCGTTTGCTGACATCGCCCTTCCTTAAATGGGCTGGTAGCAATCGTGTAGATTTTACTAACAATACCTATTTTGACGCAGGTGACCCATTCACCTGGAACTATCGTCGATTCCGTGACAGTGTCAACGGTGAGCAATTGACTGGAGCATGGCGCAGCATATTTAAATACATGTTCGACACTGATCGCCCGCACCAATGTCCGTGGGAAATGTTGGGATTTTCAGAACAGCCAGACTGGTGGGAAACAAGATACGGCCCAGCACCATACACTGGTGGTAACCTGGTATTGTGGGAAGAACTGTCACGTGGGTATATCCACGCCGGTCCACGTGCTGGTGTAGACAGTCGTTTTGCTCGACCTGTATTGCTCAACTTTATACCAGTGGACGAATTCGGACAATTGCGTAGCCCAGATCAATTTCTGGTGCGCGGATTTAACAGCAACGACGCCAACGCTAGTTATGCTGTTGGTGATCAGGGACCAGTAGAAACAGCCTGGAGACGTAGTAGCGATTTTCCTTTTGCATTACAGCAGGCGATTGCCATCAGCCAACCTGGTTATTATTTTGGTACATTGATGAATGTCACCAGATACTACAAAAATACCGTTTTAGGACAATACGTACTATCAGATACCCTGCGGCGAATCACTAGCACAGAAATAGACATTAATGGTGATGCCACTGGTCTAACAGTGGTACGTTCTGCTGGGTATATCAATTGGGTTGCTGATTATTTAAAAAATCAAGGTATTGATCCGGTTACCAAATTAACCACATACTTTAATAATGTAAAAGTTCAGTTGGCTTACAAGATGGCCGGATTCAGCGATCCAACATTGTTGGAAGTCATTGCTGAGCAAAGCAGTCCCACCAGCACCAACAGTGGTGTAGTTATACCAGCTGAAAATTATAATTTGGCATTGTACAAGTCTACGCCCATTAATACCATAGTCTATAGTGCAGTTATTGTAGAGAAAAGTGCCAATGGATACACAGTCAGCGGATACGATCAGGATAATCCATACTTCACTATTATACCAAGTTTAGCCAACAATAATGCCTATGGCATTAAAGTCAATTCCGACACTGGTGTGATTTATAACGATTTTCAACAGTATAAACTAACAGTACCATATGGGTATGAGTTCACCAACAAGCAACAGATTGTGGATTTCTTAATCAGCTATGAGCGTTATTTACGTGCCATTGGTATGGTTATGACTGAGTTTGATCGTGATTACGAAATACAACGAGATTTTAAATTAAGTATCAGAGAATTCCTGTTATGGAGCCAACAGGGTTGGAAAGAGACCAACATCTTGGTTCTTAGCCCCATACTGAACAAATTAACATTGACTGTTGATAGTGGCACAGTGGACGCGATTGTCAATACTCCAGATGGTGCTAGAATTCTAGACACTGGATTTGGATTTATTCGTAAAAATCAATTTACTGTGACCAGAACAGACAATCGATTCACAGTAACAGCTAACCAAGGCCAGACCATTGCACTGGCCACATTGAACGTTGTGGAGTACGAGCATGTATTGATATTCGATAATACAACAGTATTCAACGACATCATCTACAAACCTGAATTGGGTAATAGACAATACCGACTAAAATTGGTGGGTAGTAAAACTGGAGGATGGCGTGGGGAAATGAATCCCCCAGGATTTATCTACAACAACCCTATAATTGATGAATGGTTGCCTGGAGTGGATTACAATAAAGGCAGTCTGGTTACCTTCAAGGGACTGTATTATGCAGCATTGAGTGATTTAGTGGCTACCCCAGATTTCATTATTAATGATTGGCGTCAAATACCTGGGGATCAGGTCAAGTCCGGTCTGCTGCCCAACTTCAGCTACAATGCTCAACGTTTTAACAACGTATTTGATATAGACAATCCTGAACCCACACTGGGCATGGAAGATTTTAGTCAAGGTATGATTGGATTCAGTCCACGTCAATACATGACAGATTTTGGTATCGACAAAACCACACAGGCTAAATTTTATCAGGGATTCATTAAAGAAAAGGGCACCATTAACGCCATCAATGCGTTTACTGCTGCTGGATTCAACGGCGTAACCAGTACTATTAATTTGTATGAAGAATGGGCTCTACGCACTGGAGAATACGGTGCTATTGAAAACAATCAGTATGTGGAATTACAGCTGGATGAAGCTTCGTTTACTGGTGATCCTGCTACATTTACGCTGCTGCCCAATAATGGATCCAGCACCGATAACATAATTGGCATCACTCCAGATTTGCTGTATAGAAATACATCGTCGTATACTCCAGAAATTTATCTCAATCGGGATGACACTAGTATCTACGAAAACGATATACTTGCGGCTGGTTATGTCAACGAAAACGATGTCGATGCCACCATATACGACATCGGCAATTACCGTTCATTAAACAGTAAGTTGAGTCAAGTCACTATTGGGTATAAAATTTGGTGTGCCAAAGATTTTGGTGGCAATTGGAATGTTTATCGTGTGTATGAGACTGGTGCAGCAATCATCAGTATGACCTACGGTGTGGACAATTCTGTAGAAGTCACAACTAAAAAATCACACGATCTATATTACGGCGATCTAATAGTAATAAAAGGTTTTGACGACAGATTTGATGGATTCTATCAAGTAATAAATATCAATTCAGCAGTCAGTATCAATATTATCATGACTGGCAGTACATTGGATCAGCTAATGAATGCACAGACTGTCACTGGTCTGGCTCCAATTATGAGACTGCAAAGTCAACGTTTAAAATCACCCACCAACTTGGCTGATATTACTCCTGCCAAAACCTGGAAGGACAATGACAAACTGTGGGTAGATGACAACGGTGATGGTGTCTGGGCTGTGTACAACAAGAGTACGCCATGGTCAGCAGCTAACTTAACTACTTCAGGTATGAATCTGACAGGCAACACTTACGTCAGCGATTCAGGCTATGGTTCTGTTGCTGCTATCAGCAGTGATGGTAACTTTGCTGCCGCAGGTATGCCCAATGTAATGAATGGCAACGTGGCAGTATTTGTGGCCAACGTGACCAATGGTAATGTGCTGTCACAAATAGCTAATATTGGTACAACTGATACTATAACTAGATTTGGTAGCAGTTTGGATATCCGCGGCAACTTATTATATGTAGGTGCTCCTGGTACCAGTGCTCAATATGGCCGTGTCTATGTTTATAGCTTTAATGGTAATACAACCGTTACACAGATACAACGGTTGACCAGTAACTGGGGAAGTAATACTGGTAACCAATTTGGTTATAGTATTAGTGCTAGTTCAGACAATACATGGTTATTTGTTGGAGCACCCAATTCTGGTAATGTGGAGGTATTCCACGCCAATGCCAACAATTACTACACCTATGCAAATACTATTTCTGTGGGCAGCTATGCCAACGTGGCATTTGGTAGCATCGTCAAGACAACCAGCGATGCCAGCCAGACTATAATCAGTGCACCTTATGAAGCAATCAACAGCATCAGTGCTGCTGGTGCAGTATACGTATATGATCGCAGTATAGAAACGTTTACCGCCAATGGGCGTACTGCATTCTTTACACAACAACCAATTACCTCTAGCACAGTACGTGTTGGCATAAACGGTGTTGAACAAACTGCTGGATTTACATCCAATGCTACAGCCATTAACTTTACCACAGCCCCAATGGTGGGCATGGACGTAACAATTGAGACCAATAAGTTCCAATTGATGGAAAAACTAGCAGCACCTAGCCTGACTAGTGGTGCTGGTTTTGGTGGTGCTGCTGATATCAGTGGTAACGACGCAGATATATATGTCAGTAGTCCTGGCTACAGTGAGCCTGGTTACCACAGCGGGTTGGTTTATCGCTTTGTTAATACTGGTGAACGATATGGGGAAGTATTGGCCACAGCTACATTGCCATTGGTTAAGGTGGGCGATAGTTTCCGTATTAATGGGCGATTGATTACATTTGGCGCCAACAGCGTGGGCAGCACAGTGGGTAACATACAATCCATTACGGCTAATATTAATAGTGCAAATATTGCTGGCATCACTGCCACTGTTACATTGTATGACACAATAACCATTACCAGTAACATCGTCAGTGCAGTGGACAAATTGGTATTGACACCTGGCAATAACAGCAATGTATTTGCCAACCTGGGTATTACTGTATACACAAACCTACAAACTATACGACATCTGGGCCAAGATGACATCAATGGATTTGGTACGCAATTATCAATCAATCCCAGCGGAAATTCACTAATAGTGTCGGGTCCTGGTAGTACTACCTATAATAATTTAACAATTGATGCTGAAACTACATTATTGGATCAGGGTGCAACAACATTCCTGGATCCTATACCATCAGCTGGTGCAGTATATGTATATGGATTGGTCAGTGGCGCTTTGAGCGGTGGCGCTCAAGATCAAATGACTTTTGTACAACGACTACAAAATTCTATATTAACTGCATACGACCAATTTGGAAGTAGTCTGGCCAGCAGCCATGATACTTTATTGATTGGTGCGCCAGGTGATGACAACACGGTTATATATGCTGATCCAGAAACTGGTGCGTTGACTCGTGCCATCAATGCTGGTACTTACTATACCTATTATAACTTTACTGGTAATGTTGGATGGGATACCATAAGCTCGCAGACTCCTAAAGTGGATATAGACAGCATTACACGTATGTATCTATTCGATACAGTGTCTAATTCCATACTTACTAACCTGGATCACATTGATCCAGCCAAAGGTAAATTGTTGGGTCAAGCCGAACAGGATATCGATTTCTGGACAGCATATGATCCGGCTGTGTATAACTCAGCTGGTGCTACAGATTACGTCAGTAATGACGTCAGCGTTAATTTAGACCACACCTGGGGAGCCACACAAGTTGGTAAAACCTGGTGGAATTTGGATCTGGTAAGATTCCTGGATTACGAACAAGGATCATTACCTTATAGAGCCAGCAATTGGGCCACCATGTTCCCGGACAGTCAAATACAGATAGCAGAATGGATTGTCAGTTCTGAATTACCAGGTCAGTATACTGGTGACGGAACTCCGCTGTATCCAATCGACAACAGCGCATTTGTGTCAGAGACATATGTTGATCCTGCTACAAAAATCATACGCAGTCGTTACTATTATTGGGTAATCAATAAAACCAGTGTGGACACAAATATTACTGCTCGCAGAAATAGTATCGTTACCCTGGAAGATATGATCAGAAGCCCTCAGACGCAGGGTATTCCTTACGCTGCTGTGGTTCGTAACGACACAATTAGTCTGTATAACATCAGCAACTACATCACTGGCAACACCACAGTATTGCACATGGATTATGATTATGTTAAAAACGACAACATTATTCACAGTGAGTATCAATTAATTCAAGAGGGCAATGCCAATAGCGATATACCTGAACGCATAGTCAATAAATTACGTGACAGCCTGGCTGGGCGGGATCAGTATAATCGTGCAGTCCCGGACACCACACTGCCTATCCAGAGCAACGTAGGCATCGATCGTGGACAAACTATATTTGTTGATCGCATTGCAGCAGTCAAGAGCTGGGTGGCATATGTCAATACCGTATTGCTGACAGTACCAGTGGTCAATGATTTTATTATTGACCGTCTGTATTCTTCAGAAGCACTACCAATCGCTGAAGATTACGACTTGACTGTGGACAGCTACGAAGAATTGGGTTATATTGACGTAAATGGATTACAGTCTGGTTATGTGGTGTTGGTAATCAATGATGAAACCCAACAGGGACTATGGTCAACTTACACCCTTGCTATTTCAGGGGCAACTGCGGCATTTACATTGACCACAACACAGAGCTATTATACTCCATTCTATTGGAGTAAAATTGACTGGTATGATAGCACTTACGAATATACAGTCAAGCCTACGTATCAAGTGGCTACCATTGCAGACATACAGACATTGACATTGTCGTCAGGAAATACTGTCAAAGTTTTAAACAACGGCCGTGGCCAATGGGAAGTGTACCGATACGATGACACCCTGACAGAAAGTCTGGTGGGCGTACAATCCGGCACCATACAGTTAAACAGTAATCTATACGACGGTAGCCCAGAGTCACAATACGAAATCCGTATTATATTTGACACCTTACAAAACGATATATTTAGAGAACGATTGGCTGGCAAGTTCAACGAAATGTTCTTCTTCTTGATCAATTACATTTTGACTGAACAGAAGACAGTGGATTGGATTTTCAAGACCAGCTTTGTCAGCATTGTTCATCAATTGCGTAAACTGGAACAGTTCCCCAACTACATCAGAGACAACCAGACTTATTACGAAAGCTATATCAATGAGGTCAAGCCCTATCGTACCAGCCTACGTGAGTATCTGTTGGATTACCAGGGGTCAGATACATATACGCATGACGTAACTGACTTTGACTTACCCAGCACATACGACTCTGAATTAGGGAAATACCGTAGTCCTGATCTGACCATGGACAAGGATGTGACCACTGTATCTACCACTGCTATCTATAAAGATTGGTATGCCAATTATGGTTATGGAATTGGTTCAATCGATGTGGTCAATGCCGGTGATACCCAGGATATTCCTGTAATAACTCTAGGTCTATGGAACGCAGCAACAACAGTCAATGCTGGCGATTATGTCACACAGCCCAGCACTGGAGCCAATGGTCGAGTATACATCAACAGCGTGGATACCATCATGACATTGCAGGAGGTCACTGGCGCTTTCACCAATATCATTGAACAATTGACACTGAGTGCCAATACCAATGTCTGGGTTGGTAATGTAGTGACCCAATTGAGTACTGGTGCTTACGGTGATGTATATTATACATCCACCGGTAATATAGTAACCATCAGCAATGTGGTTGGTGCATTTGATACAACAGCAGCCGCCAATACATACCTGTATCGCGACAGTGCCAACTTAGCAGCCAATGTCACTGCCATCAGTATAGACAATGCTTACATTTTTCGTAATGGTGCTAACCTGCAGGTGAATGTAGGCGACATAAATTCATATACATTACAGTCTGGTGGTTACTACGAAGTCCCACAAGTCACAGTGACTGGTGGAGGCGGAACCGGGGCTAATGTCATAGCTCATTTAGATGTCCTTACCAACACCATCAGCAGATTCGAGATAATTAAACCTGGTACTGGGTTCACCAGCCAGCCAACCATTAACATCAATGGTACAGGATCTGGGGCATTGGCGTATGCTCATTTGGTTGGTGAATACTATATAGACAGCCTGCCCACCACTGACTTGACCATCAGCAGCAATGTCACAGTGTACACTGGTAATGTGGTATTCCAGCCCAATACTGTCAGTCAAGGCACGGTATATGCCGACGTTATCAATGGTAACGTTATATCGTTAATTGATACTGCTGGTACATTTAACAATGGTAACCTGCTGTATCTGGCAGATAGCAATCTGGCCACTAGTGTGACGGCAGTCAACAGCTATACGCAATTTATAGACAAGAGCTACAACAAGGTACGCACATTCAATAGTAATTTAAAGTTTGACCGTGTCAGCTACACCAGCAGCATCATTGATTGGGCCAGCAATGTCACCATTGCAGCCAATGCCAATGTACGATACGCAGGGGCAGCATGGCAAGCCAAAGCCAACGTATACAGTACAACCACTATGAAGTTGAATGGCAATATCACAGCCAATGTGGGTGATTATATCACACAGGCCAATGCCAATGGTAACGCTCGAGTGGTTACAGCCATCACCGGGGCCAACGTCATTACAGTGGGCAACCTGACTGGTGCATATTACGCTCGTGGTGGAAACATCAGAATCAATGGCACAGCATCCAATGTTCGTCCAGCAACCGTCAACAACATATTTGACTACAGTCAATATACCAAGATTGGTGCTGGTGATTTCGACAATGCCAATGATCGCATCATGGCCTACTATGCCCCTGGTGAGGGAATGCCAGGACGAGATCTGCACAAATTAGTATACGGTGTCGAGTATCCTGGAGTCCAGGTTCAAGGTGTCAAGTTCAATGCCTTCAGCAGCAACATCACCAGTAACATACTGAGTTATCATCACAATAATCTGTCATTGATCAGCAGCAACATCAGTGTATTTGATTTTACCACAACAGAATATGCCACTGGTGAATATTTGACAGTATCCAATCTAGATTTGCCGGTATCAGCTAATTTAACATTCAAGATAGTTAACATCACCAATGATCGCCTGCAATTGTCGGAGATTGCTGGTACGACGTTTAGCATAGCTCATGGCAGTAATGTTGCACTGAGATATTATGATGACAATGATCCAATCAACCTGGACAGCAGTATACAGAGTGCTTACATGGATTCAGCACTGGGTACTCGCGCTGAAGATATCAATATTGATGGTGGTGCTTACTATGATACTTTCAGTAGTCATGCACCTGAGGAATTGGTACCAGGACAAACATTTGACCACTTGGGTATTAAAGTTTATACCAAACTGTTCAGTAATACACAGATAGTGGCTTACCGTATGGTATCCAACACCATTGCCAACAGTAGTGGCACCAATGCCAGTCTCTGGCCACAGTATTACAAGATTGCTAATACCAGCGTTCTGTCTGCTAATTTAAATCTGACTGACACCAGCATCAGTGTTGCTAATGCATCAGTATTTTCAACACCAAATATTGCATATAACACGCCTGGGGTTATATACATCAACAGTGAAAAGATCGTGTATTGGAGAAACTATGCAACTGAAAGCAAGATTGCCTGGGCAGCCAATGCTGTTATCAGCACTGGCAGCTTGATTACGCACAGCGGAAACATATATTTGACATCGGGCAATGTATATTCCACAACATTTGCCAACATTGCAGCCAATGTGACACAAGTTAGTGCCAACACACTTGCACAAATACGTCGTGGAGCAGATAAGACCGGAACTCCATTGGTACACATAGCTGGAAGCACAGTAGAAGACAGTGGAGTTACATCATTAATTCCCAGCTCTGGATCGACCAACGGAAATGTGCATTTAGGCACATGGCTGAACTTAAATCCAGATACAGCTCAACGTTCTTTTATAACTGATTCAGGTGATTTTATGACAAACGAAGCAGATGCATATATTACCACAACATATAGCGCAGATTTCTTGGAAGGGTCAGGATTAGAAAATAGTGATACTGTGCAAGCAGTATTCCTCAGAGGATCATAATTTTATGTATAATAAATACAGCATAGCACAAGGAATATCATGGCAAGCAATGTAACCATTGGGAATTTAGTAACCCTATCCACCGTCAGTGACAGTACTGTTTTTGCCAGCGAAGACAGCGGATTGACACGAAAAGTCACCGCAGCAGCACTTAAAAATTATATGTCCAGTGCGACTACTATAGTCGCTTCTGGGTTAATTAATGCTTCCGGCGGCATAAGTTCGAACACCATACAAGCAGCTACCATTGGTAATACCGGAACGGTATTGACTGGCACTATAACTACTGATTACCAACCCAATATAACTGGACTAGGTACACTGGCTAATTTAACAGTGACCGGGAACTCTGTAATATCTGGAAACGTTACTATTGTCGGCAATGCTAATTTATACGGCAATCTGGTGTCCAATAATGCCGCATCGTTTGTTGCAATTAATAACACTGTGATTGGTAACGTATTGCATGCCACTGGTAGATTTACCACAGTCACAGCAACAACAGTCAATGCAGGTACCATTGGTAATGCCAGTGCTGTATTAACTGGTACGCTATCAACAGCAGCACAGACCAATATCACCAGTGTGGGTGCATTGGCGTCTCTGGCAGTCACTGGCAATATAACTGCCGGTAACATCAGTGCCACCAAGGGCACATTCACACAAGTAGCCGGTACATTGTTGACACCGGCCCAGCCTAATATCACCAGTGTGGGTGCCCTGACCAGTTTGGCGGTTGGAGCAGTTACTAGTTCAGGTACAATTATAGCAAGTACTGTGAATGCAGGCACTATTGGTAATGCCAGTGCCACATTGACTGGTACATTAAGCACAGCGGCCCAGACCAACATCACCAGCATTGGTACATTGGCAACATTAACAGTCAGTGGACAAACCACTGTTGGTAATCTCATGACCACCAATGGGATATTTTGGTCCAACGGATCTACATATAGTTCAGGTACAGGTGGTGCCAGTTTTACCAATATAGCCAGCAATGTCACACCCAGTGCAAACTTGACCTACAATCTGGGATCGACAACAGCATGGTGGAACAATGTGTACGGTGTGTCGATTCAAGCAAAATACGCCGACTTGGCAGAAAACTATACTTCTGTTCACAACTATGCTCCAGGGACAGTGGTCAGTTGGAATGCATCAGATTTGATTGATGAAGAATTGCAGATGGCACAGACTAGTCATACTACATCTGTTGCTGGTGTTATATCATCAAATCCAGCATATTTAATGAATTCGGCAGTGCCTGGGTTGCCATTGGCACTGAGTGGACGAGTGCCATGTAATGTGCTGGGCCCAATAACCAAAGGTGATCGATTGGCAGTAGTTGCCCCAGGCACAGCAGGACGCTTGGACCCATCGCTGTATCAACCTGGTTGCGTAATTGGTTATGCACTGGCGTCTGTGCCAGACGGCGAGTTGGCGACCATTGAAGTCGTTATAATGAAATTTTAAGAGATTACAATGACCCAAGAAAACGGCGATAAATATACAAACAACGGTAAAGATCACAATATGAATAATCAATCCACAAGCAAGCCCGACGAAACTGGCGGTATTTACGTACAGGGCCATATCAAAATTCACGATCCAGAATCTGGCGAGGTGTATATCGATAAGCGCAACGCCATTCACTATGAAAATATTTCAGAAGCCATTGCATATAGCCTGTCCAACAAAGGTCAGAGTTACATATTTGAAATGCACTTTGGCAACGGCGGCACCAGCGTAGACCCCACTGGTGTCATCAACTACTTGCCGGCCAACAGCAATACACAAAATGCTGATCTATACAATCCCACATACAGCAAAATAGTGGATGACACCAGTAACATTAATCCAGATCCAGCACGTAACAAAATCGAAATACGCCATGTACCCGGGCAAGTGTATTCAGATATTTTAGTAACTTGCTTACTGGATTACGGTGAGCCATCAGGACAAGCAGTATTTGATAATAGCACCAACTTAAACGACACATTTACATTTGATGAATTGGGGTTGAAAGCTCGTAGTACAGATGGTACTTACGGATTGGCCACCACTGGTAAACTGTTGACGCATGTGGTATTCCACCCAGTACAAAAATCTCTAAACCGTCTGATACAGATCGACTATACTGTCAGAATTCAAACACTAACATCACTAAGCAGCATAGGATAATATATGTCATATCTCATTAATAAAACCAACGGTCAGCTGATATTAACCCTATTGGATGGTACAGCAGATGGTCCCAGTATTAATCCTGGACTAAACACGCTGGACATCAATCTGTTTGGTAAAAATTACCCCACATATGGTGAATATCAGAACGAAAACTTTGTAAAGATGTTGGAAAATTTCGCCAACAGCACACCTCCAACAGCACCAGTGCGTGGGGAATTGTGGTATGACACCACCAATAATCTGTTAAAAGTATATGCTACAACAACATGGAAGCCAGTGAGTCCCATGATTGTCAGCGCAACCGAACCCACAGTGGCCGGTACTACGGTGGTAATTGGCACACAATGGTGGGATACCACTAATGATCAGGTATTTGCTTACACTGGTTCAGGTTGGGTTTTAATTGGTCCACCATATAGTAAGATTGATGGTAAGAGTGGTGCGTTTCCTGAGAACATATACGATACACTGGGTGGAAAGCACACAGTGGTTAAAATTTACACCAATGGTAATGTCAGTTCCATAGCCAGCTACGACATGACATTTACTCCCAATGTTGCAATATCTGGATTTGCTAATATTTCCACTGGTTGGAATGTCAACACAGCAATTGGTGCTCAGTTTGTTGGTACAGCAACCAATGCATTGTCATTGGGTGATGTATTGGCAGTAAATTATGCTAGAACAGACGTTGATGAGGCATTTGCTGGTAATGTCAGCATTGCCAGTAACAAACTACAAATTAATGCCACACCCACCAGTGACATCGACATAACCAATGCAACCAGTGGTGCCAGCACCAATTTTTATGTCAATGTAGCTGGATTGTTGACCAAGGCAGTTTATATAAATGGTGTGACTGGAACACTACAGGTCAGCAGCACTCCCAGCAATAACTACGATGTCACCAACAAATCATATGTGGATGCCAGTATTGCAACAGCTATTGCACCATTGGCGCCATTGGATAGTCCTTCATTGGTGGGGATACCCATTGCGCCCACGGCTGCGTTTGGTGCAAATACTGCTCAAATTGCCACAACAGAGTTTACCCAAATTGCCATTAGTCCGTTGGCGCCAAGGGCAAGTCCTGCATTGACTGGCATACCCACTACACCTACCGCAGCACCCAGTACCAGTACTCTGCAAATTGCCAGCACAGAATTTGTGACCACTGCCATCGAAGATCAGCGATTCCGTTATATTGTTTCTGAGAACAGACCAGAGGGCGTTATACCTGATGGTTATTTTTGGTTCCAAATCCAGGGATTGGCGTAATTTATGGCACGGGGCGTTTTCATTGCAAAAGATGGGCGATTGAGACCGTGGCGCCGACCAGCCGTCATAGTCAATGGTGTTGCCACTAAAATTTTAGCTGGATGGACTAGAATCGACGGGGAGTGGCGACAATTTTGGCCCCCGCAACTGCCAGCTGTTGTGATTGCCATTGGTGCCGGAGGCGGTAATGGTGGAAATGACCGACTGACTGGCTACACAGGCAGATCCGGACATAAAATAACCGGCATCGTGGCATTGGGTGCTGATCAACAAATTCAAATTGGTATAGGTGGACGAGGTGGTGATGGATATACTGGCACTGGCATCGGCGCTGGACTTCCTGGATTTGGTGGTGCCGATACTGGTGGTGGTGCTGGCGGAAATCCAGGTGCATCTGGTTATTCGGGTGGTGGTGGCGGTGGCGGTGGAGCCACATACATCAGTGTTGAAGGCAGTAATATTGTAGTAGCTGCAGGTGGTGCAGGTGGTGGCGGCGGAGGGCAGGGTTATGTTCCTCCACCAGACCCACCTCCACCAGCTGACGATCCAGGACCTGGCCCATCTCCTGATCCACAACCAGAGCAACCACAACCCCCATATATTCCGCCACAACCACCGCCACAACCACCAGCGGACCCTCCATATGAGCCTCCGCAAGAATACTGGGATTCTGGCGGTGGCGATGGAATTGGTAGTGATTGCGATCCTGGGGCATGTGGTGACAGTGGTGCTGGCAGCGGTGATGCCGGGGCCGGAGATGCTGGTTGCTTTATTGGATCAACTAAAGTTCTCATGGCCGACGGAACATTAAAATCCATATCATCTGTCAGAGTGGGTGATCTGGTGCGAAGCGATGCAGGTGTAGTGTCAGTGATATGGAATCGCACCAGGATTGGCGATGTTGAGTTAGTCAGCATGAATGGCAGTGATTATTTTATGACCAGTAATCATGCTGTGTTCACTGATCAGGGATGGGCAGTATATGATATTGAATATTTACAGATGACCGAGCCAGTGCAGTATCAGGTGATATTGGCCAGCAATAATTTCAAACCATTGACTCCACTGCGGGAAGGATTGAATCTGGCCCACTGGGTCAATAATGAATTAGTATACATACCCATAGAAAAGCTCGCGACCATCAATGTAAAGTCCAAACAGGTTTTCTGGTTGAACGTTGCAGGAAATGATCGTTACATTGCCAACGGTGTGGTGGTGCATAATGAAAGTTAATTCATGTCAAGCCAAACTTTGAATACAGAAAATATCCAAAAAATCAAAACATGTTTGCCAGAAAAATTGGCAAACGATGTGGCTGATTATGCCAATGGACACCATTGGCATTACGGGTGGGTATCCAACAAAGGCATGGGATACCCACATTGGAATAAAGACTTTACTGGGGAAGGTAGGGAAGGCATAATAAACAGTCTGGATGTGTCCAATCGGTTACCAGAACCAATATCATCGGCATGGAATCATATAAGTGCTCAGTACTTTCCTGAAGTTAAATTACTCAGGTGCTATGTCAATGCCCACACATATGGAGTCGAAGGATACCCGCATACTGATTCCAGCAGACCAGATGATCGTACAATGGTGATGTACCTTAATAAGGAATGGCGACGAGAGTGGGGCGGTGAAACCATGATATATGCCGGACAGGACATAATACATGCAGAGATACCCAAATTTAATCATGGAATAATTTTTCCAGGGAATCAATTTCATGTGGCCAAGGGTGTGACCAGAATATGTCCAGCATTGAGAATAACATTGATGTTCAAGTTTTGTCCGATAAATTTAGACAGAGTCAGAGACAACATCCAGACAGCGTTGCAGGAACTGGGTACAACTAAAACTCGCCACCAAAATGGCAATCTCATGGAACATTTATTGCGGGTATACGACCTGTTGAAACTACAGAACTACGACACAGCAGTATGCCAAGCCGGTGCATTCCATAGTATATTTGGCACCAACGTGTTCCAATATAAAACTATAATGAAATCAGAACGCAGTCGTGTGGTGTCATACATCGGAGAAGAAGCAACTGAATTGGTTGAATTATTTGGGCAAATGCATCGACCGCAGACACTAGAAACAGCACTGCTTAAAAAAAATACAATCGTGCAACTGGCTGGCGGCGAAGAGAGAATTTTAACGCAAAAACAGTTAAATAGTCTGTGTGCGATAGAGGCAGCAAATTTACATGACCAAAATGCACTGGGTCCATTCCCCAATATTAAGACATTTTTAAAAATTGAAGGAGAACAATAATGGCAGGAACAGCAGGCGGTAATCACCCAGCAGATGGCGGTGGTGGTGGTGGCGGTGGTGGCCCAGATGGGGTCGGTGGTAGCTACGGTGATGGAGACTACAATGGCGTAACTGGATCTGATGGTACCGACGTACTGCCGACAGGGTATCTTGCATCTCCACCAGTGGTGACCACCGGCGGCAGTTATGGTAACGGGTATGTGAGCATCACTTATGATGATATGTTTGGAATCCTATTCAATGAGGGGGAAATAACATACCGCCCGCCTGATCCATTTGATCTGACCAGAAATCCCCTAATTGGCACAATTACCCATGTTTTCTATCAACCCGGTGTGATAAACCTGACCAGTGCATATTAAAGTGCCCAGATGATAAAGTGTCAGAAAACAATAAATAAGCATATTAACCAGGATTAATGATTTATGGCGTATACCCTAAACAAAACAAATGGCGATCTGCTTACTGTTCTAGCAGATGGAACCACTGACACTTCAACTACTAATCTGACATTGGTGGGCAAGAACGCCACCAGTTATGGCGAAGCCATTAACGAGAACTTCATTAAAATAATGGAGAGTTTCAGCAGCAGCACGGCTCCCAGCGTACCATTGCAAGGACAATTGTGGTGGGACAGTACAAACAAACAATTGGCTGTATATCAGGGAACAGCTTGGAAGGTATTTTCACATGCCGTTCCCAGCGCAACAGCCCCGTCAGCGGCACCCACAGCTGGTGATTTATGGTGGGATACTATAAACGGCCAATTGCGTGGGTACACTGGCAGTGCATGGACATTAGTTGGACCACAGACTCCCATTGGTGCAGCTACTACTGATTTCCAAGGAAATGCAGCAACTGATACATCGTCAGCATCACACACGGTGGGCAACGTAATTGTCAACAACAAATTGGCTGCAATTTTCAGTACAGATGCCACAGTATTTACTCCAGCATTTACATATCCCAGCAGTGGTATTACCAAAGTCAATCCTGGCCTGAACTTCACCAGCACGGCTGAACCCACTGCAATTTCCACACCAAATATGACAGTTGGTGTCAGCTCAGGCAACGTGCAAATTACCGCACTGACAACAAACTACGGATTCAATGTAACAGCCAATGTGGGTGGAACTCCTCGCAGCGTACTGTACGTATCTGGCGCCACGGGTGACGTGACATTCAATGGAAATGTCAACTTCCCAACAGCTAATCCTGTGACTATATCCAATGTTTCCAGCAACATTAGCCCCACAGCCAATGGTACTCAAAATTTAGGTAGCACTACTTCGTATTGGAATCAATTGTATGTTCGTAATGTCAATGCATTGGGCAATATCACCGTCGGTGGAACAGCAACAGTAACTGGTGCAACCACTTTGAGCAGCACACTGGCAGTAACTGGTGCAGCAACATTGAGCAGCACACTGGCAGTAACTGGTGCAGCAACATTGAGCAGCACACTGGCAGTGACTGGTGCAGCTACATTAAGCAGTACACTGGCAGTGACTGGTGCAGCAACTCTGGGAAATATTGTAACAACAAGTGGTCTTTTTTGGGCCAATGGGGTCAACTATACGTCCACCATACTAGCTACCTCCTTTATCGGTATCGCCAGTAACATCACTCCATCAGCCAATCTGACATTTAATTTGGGCAGTCCCACTGCATATTGGAATAATATATATGGTACGGCCATACAAGCGCAATATGCTGACTTGGCTGAAAGATTTGAGGCAGATGGGGAGTACAGTCCAGGAACAGTAGTTGAATTGGGCGGATCTGCCGAAATTACTGCTGCTGTAGAAGAATTAAGTGAGAAGGTGTTCGGAGTCATAAGTACTAGAGCAGCTTATTTAATGAACTCCGGTGCTGGTAACAACCAAACACATCCCCCAATTGCAGTACAAGGTCGAGTACCAGTTAAAGTAACTGGTCAAATCCGCAAAGGTGACCGTCTGGTCAGTGCTGGTAATGGTATTGCTCGTGCAGGTTCACGTAGCGAAATCACCACATGGAACGTCATTGGTCGAGCATTGGAAGATAAATTAGACGACGGCGTCGGAGAAATCGAAGCCGTGGTCAAACTAAATTCGTAAAGGATACACAGTAAATGTCATACTCACAAGGCGGAATTATCGATGCCGCAGACTACAACACATTTGTAGGCACTAGTCCCAGCAGTACAACCAACCGAATTAATACAGTTTGGTCAGTGGGAAGTGGATCAGCTGGATACGGACAGACTGCTGTCAGTCAAGTGTCTGCTGCTGGAATAGTAACAGCCACTCAATGGGCATCACTTATCAACACATTGAACAGCATATTGACTCACCAAGCGGGATCCGGATCAGGCATTAGTGCCACCGTTGCTGGCAACAAAATCAACCATTTAAGCTCTCTTTCAACAAGCATTACCACTGGTTATACCAACCGTTTGAATTTTGCCAGTAACTCGGCTGTAGTTGCCGGAACTAACCAGACTACTGCCTGGACCACCACTTCAACAGCAGCTACGTTGGCCAGAAGTTTTGGCATACGTGCTGCATTTGCCAGTGCTGATCAAGCTCGTTACTTTTTTAATTCCGGTGGAAGATTAAAGTTAAATGTTTCTGGCACCCAAAACGCTAGTGCCTCAGCCCGAACCAATGCTGCTATTGCATTGTGTACTAATTTGGGTGGTATTGCTTTATTTGCAGCCAACACAAATGGTGGTAGAACAGGTTCTGGTGGTACATTGGGTACCAACGATACCACTAAGGGATATCATACCACCACATACAACAGTAACGTAACCATCGTCAGCGTTACTAGTACTACTGCCAGCTATACAACAGATACAGCAACTATAACAGTAAACTGTAATGGTACACAAGGTAGCAATAATGATAAAGGTCTTCAAGTAGATTTCTGGATTAACCTAAGCTCAACATCCGGCGCCAACGCTGGTGGTTTGAGTGTTAATGATGAATTCGGCATCAACGTTATCAGATCAATTGATCTATCATTCCCAGAATTAACTAACCTAAGCAACACCTGGGGTGCAGTCACCATATCATCACTATAATCCAATATAGTTGACAGCTCGGGCATAGTAGTGTAAAATCTACTATGCCTTTTTTTATACGAGAATACTATGAGCGACATACCAGAAATTGTTGAGCAATTAAAGCAAGCCACCAACTATGAACTTAACAAAACATTCCTGCGGGAAAAGATCCAGACAGATCTACACTTCACACATGCTGGTGGTTTGTTTAAGGCCACACCAGAATTGATATCCTTCGTACATGCCTGGCGTAATGCAGACGATGTATGGCCCTGGGGCGGAGGCGAAAGTATGTATATGGAAGATACGTACGACAATCCCATACATATCGAAAATTGTGCAGAATTTTACCGTATTGCTTGTGAACACTATCAAAGAGTGATGAATACCTGGCACCAACAACATGCTGAACTCCGTAAACTCAGAAAAATCTAGGGGCATACTGTCCTTTGCCTACAATACTGACACCACGGATTATGTCAGCATAGCCCAACGAACATTGCGATTGGCCAGTCGAACATTGGGTTTGCCCTATACATTGATTACCGACAATCCACAGGACTACGACAATCAACGTTACGATGCAGATACCGGGCAGTTTGTGCAATGGCGCAATGCTGGTCGCTATCGTGCATATGATCTCACACCTTACGATGAGACACTGGTGATTGATGCAGACTTTCTGATATTCAATAAAACATTAATTAACGTATTTGAGCAGGAATTCTGGGATTGGCAAATCATGCGTGATGCCACGGGATTGACTCAGCAATACCCACGTGACATGGGCAAAAATAGTCTGCCCTATGTCTGGGCCACGGCTTTTGCATTTAGAAAGACGCCCAAGGCTCAGGCATACTTCCAATTGGTACAGCGTATACAAGAAAATTACGGATACTATCGAGCTCTATTTAATGTTGAACAACGTAATTTTAGAAATGATTATGCGTTTGCCATGGCCGACATGGCCCTGAGTGGGTATACTGCATCAGGACAACCTGCGCTGTTGGGTCCGATGTTACACGTGGACAATGCCGTTACCAGCATAACTGCACAGGGCGGCAACTTTGTCATACGTGATGCTGAGCGAGCATTTGTCGTGCCCAGGACCAACATGCATGTCATCAGCAAAGCCTATTTGCAAAGCCAACAATTTCAGGAGTTCATGGACCATGAGTCAGCATAAAGAACAACAGGGATATTTCACCTTTGCTCAGAATACTGATCAAGTGGATTATCTGCATCTGGCTTATTTGCAAGCACTAAATATAAAAGCAACACAACGTCATAGTAAATTTGCAGTGGCAGTGGATACAGCGACCCGAGATCAAGTAAATGAAGACCATCTATCAGTATTTGATTACATCATCGATATTACACACGATTTTAATAGTGCTGATTCTACTTGGCGGTTAGCCAATGAATGGCAAGTCTTTTGGCTAACCCCATTCAAGGAAACCATCAAGCTGGAAAGCGATTTACTGTTTACCCGCAGTATAGATCATTGGTGGGACGCATTTAGATTACGCAATGTATTCCTGAGTACTGGTTGTAGAAACTATCGGCAGGAATTAAGCACAGTCAGAACTTACAGACGAGTATTTGACGACAATCATTTGCCTGATGTATACAATGGCTTGATGTATTTTAGATTTAGCCAGGAAGCACAGCAATTTTTCACCACAGCAAGACAAGTATTTGAAAATTGGCCAATGATACGAGACCAACTTCGAGGCTGTGATGAGCAGACTCCCAGCACAGATTTATTATATGCGGTCACTGCACATATAGTTGGCCGTGAGCAATGCACCGCACCCAGTCTGGATTTTATAAATTTTGTTCACATGAAGCCAGCAATAAACGGATACGACGAAGATCAGGTATTCTCGGATGTTTTTAATACTGAACAAGATGGTAATATGATTCGTATCAATAACATAAATCAGTATCACCCATTACATTATCACGATAAGACATGGATTCAACAGATTACGATTTAGCCTGGCAGTTGATTGCTGAAGCAGATGCTGTACGTGCTGCCAAAATGGCTGTAAAAGAGTATCGCCTGTATTATAATGCAGACGATGGCACCATCATCGGCATGTGGGAACGAGATCATCCTGTGGGTGATTATATTGTATTGTCTGATCCTGATGAATTTCACAGGTCAAACACCAATCTCATGCGTGTGCGTGACGGGCAGTTAACTGTACTGGATCCACGTATACAGGATCAATTTAGATTACAACGATCCACACAGGGCCAGCAGGTGGTTCGTGGACATGCAGTAGTGGCACTGGCACCACATGAAACATATCAAGACACGGAATTTTATGAAAAAAGAAATAGTGGATGTTGCTGACCTCTCATGTATTTATCTAACTTATGATGAACCTAAAAAAGAAGAATTTTGGATCAAAATTCAAAACATGGTGCCCTGGGCTAAAAGAGTGGATGGCATCAAAGGTTCAGACGCCGCGCACAAAGCGGCTGCTGATGCTAGTGACACAGACCGCTTTATTCTCATTGACGGTGATAATATACCAGATGCTGCTTTCTTCAACCTGCAGTTGGTCCTGGACGATGCTAATCGGTCTAGTGTATTTCGCTGGCGGGCTCGGAATGCTGTCAACGGACTAATGTACGGCAACGGTGGTATGAGTTGTTGGACCCGGGAATTTGTCTACAACATGCGTACACATGAGAACACTGATGGCGATGCTGCTAACGACGTGGAGTTTTGTTTCTATCCCAATTACTGGGCCATGAATGATTGCTATAGTACCACTTATCCCAATGCCACTCCATTCCAGGCCTGGCGAGCTGGATTTCGTGAAGGGGTCAAGATGTGCCTGGATCGTGGAGCAAAGCCCACATTAGCTGAGTTTGAAAGTCGAGTAAACAATCGTAATTATGACCATTTATGTATTTGGCAATCAGTAGGCGCAGATGTTGACAACGGTTTTTGGGCCATATATGGTGCCAGATTAGGCACATACTACACCATGCTA